CTATGAGGAGCGTGCATCAGAAGTAAATCTGTATGACACTAGCCAGAGACCGAACATTGATGATCTGCGGGCGATAGCAGCCTTGTGTAGCTGCTTCATTTCGAGTTCGGCGCGCTCCTGCCGGGCGCGCCGGCCGAGGTCTTCGGGTGGTTCAAAGTCGACCAGCCCCCTGGGAAAGGTGCGCAACCCAGGTCCCGAGCTGATCCGACCTATTGCTGACTCAATCTTCTGACACACGCCTGGCACGCCTTCAGCGCGATCAGCCCCCCCCCTGTAGGTGTCGCTATAAAAGACGCCATCGTCACCAATCCAGCGGCAGTAGCCACCAGAGCAGAAAACCCGATACGGATTGAGATAAGTTACGTCATCTTGTAGAGCTCGCATATTCCTCAAGGAGCAAATTCCCAGACCGGGTCGGGATATCCGCTTCCCGCTGCACAAGCTTCGACGCGCAATCGACTGGAAGGTATTCGGCCTGGCAAAGCAGCCAATGACGCCTGGATTTCCTGCGCCCGGGACATTGCCGACCAAGATCAACTGCTGTCCACGGATTGTGCTTCTCAACTCGTCAATCTTACCGGCGATGAACCGGTATCCCTGATCGGTGTTGCCCCCAGGGATTGATGTCCGGGATTTTATAAGCCCGCCCATCTGAAGTTGTTCGCCCCAATCCTCGCCAGGCGTCAGCCGGGTAATCCCTGGCAGAAGGATGCAACTGGTGGAACTGATTTAGATGCTCTTCGACTTAGGCCCGACGATGACCTTGCTCAATCCCTCGGGAGTCAGCCGGGTTTTCAAGCTGAATTCCAAATGCGAGATTTGCGCGCCCAAAGCTGGCCACGAGCAAGGCGGAATCCAGCGGGGACATCATGCAGGCAAAGGATCAACTTGGGCATACGACTGTCGCCATGACAGAGCAGTACATCCGCAATCGGAAAGGCAGAAAGGTATCGCCAACGAAGTGAATTGCGGCCCGACATCAAAATAGCGGACCGGAAACAAACAAGGGTTTGCATTAGCTTTCGCTTGCAAACCCTTGATTTTTAATGGCGCCCACAGCCAGAACCTTACTAGATATATTTTCCCCGTATCTATTGGAGCCATTAGCCACAATCGAACCGATGTACGAGCCAATATACTTTTTCTTTTGTGCTGCGCCTGCTTGGTCGTCGGTAACATTCCTGACACAACAGTCATTGAATTGTAGAATCCGCAGACTGATCAACCTACTATTGTTCGTCCGGGAGAAATGGAATTCATGCATAGCAAAAACACAAGCTACCGGCCAGACATTGATGGTCTGCGGGCGGTTGCCGTCATCCTCGTGCTGCTCTACCACTTTGACCTTGGTATCTCTGGCGGCTTTGTTGGAGTCGATGTCTTCTTCGTCATATCAGGATACCTGATCACCGAAGTCATCCGAAACGCGATCAGCGCCAACAGATTTTCATTCTTCGACTTCTACGCCCGTCGACTTCTACGCCTGCACCCCGCCCTAGTTGTCACTGTGGGCGCATGCATGGCTGCCGGTTTCATCCTGATGGATCCAGCTGCCTTCGCTGGGCTTGCGGCCTCGGCCAAATATTCGATCGTTTCAGCCTCCAATTTTTATTTCTGGCTGGATCAAGGCTACTTCGATGCATCAGCGCAGACGCAGCCATTGCTGCACACCTGGTCGCTTGCAGCCGAATGGCAGTTCTACGTGGTATGGCCATTCGTTATTTGGGCAGCACTAAAAGTCGCCGACCACTTCCTGGCGCTGCTGCTGGGCTTCATGACAATTGGTTCGCTTGCTGCCTCTCAAGTAATGCTGGGCTACGACTCGTCCGCTGCCTACTTCATGATGCCGTTTCGGGTGTTTGAGCTATCTATCGGCGCCCTACTCGTTTTCGTGTCGAAGCATCGCGCCAGCCCATGGGCTGAATCACTGATAACCGTCGCGGGGATTTCGCTCATCGTCACGTCAGCATTCGTACTTGACGCCAGCTCACCGTTTCCAGGACTTCGCGCCCTGGCTTCGTGTCTCGGTGCTGCCGCGTGCATTTACTCAGGGCGGTCAAGTGCAGGGGCTTCTTTGCGCAACTGGCCCATGGTGAAAATCGGGCTCGTTTCCTACTCGGTCTATTTGGTCCATTGGCCAATAGCCGTTTTATATAAATATTACATTTTCAGGACAATCAGCCTTCCCGAGAAACTGGCCCTGCTCATCATCTCCATCATCGCTGGGATGCTGCTTTATCGATACGTTGAGCGCCTTTTCATGGGCAAGTGGCGCCGGCACTTGCGAGCGACGTTGAGCGCCCCGCGCTTCTCGATGGCGCGAAGGCATGCCAGCACGTCGGCGCGCTTCACCTCGGCAATCGGTTCTCCCTAGCGCTGGCACCAAGTCCTTGTCCAAATAGAGCTGGGCCTGTTTGGCCGCACCCTTCTTTGCCTTGGCCCCACGAGGCAGTTTGAAGTCGTACCACTCGCCGGCGACCACCTCGAACGTTTTGACGGCGGGAGTGCTGGCCGCCCGCTTCTCTTCCCAACGCGCAGACCTGGGTCTATCCCCTTGGCCACCTGCACCGTGCCTGGTCGCGCAGCTCGCGGGCTTCCTTCAGGGTGGTTTCCGGGTATGTGCCAAGCGACACACGCGGCTGCTTGCCGTGCCATGAAAAGTGGAAGTGCCACGACTTGGCACCGTTCGTCGCAACGTAGAGGGACAGGCCGCTGTCGCCAGTGATGGAGTATTCCTTCTCACCCGGCTTGGCCTGGCGAACAGCGGTATCAGTCAGAGGCATTAGTACGTCACCTCATCACTCGAACTGGGGATGGACTGAATGATGTACTAAAAATAGTGAGAAGGAGTAAGAAACGTTGTGAAGCGCTGATAGGCGAAAAGCCCGGCCACATCGCTGTGGGCCGGGCATTTTGAGAAGGCCTGGTAAGCATATATGGTGCCCGAAGCCGGAATCGAACCGGCACGCCCTTACGAGCGGGGGATTTTAAGCCCCCCATATTTCTCCTTTTAATTCAAACAGTTACAAGCTTTCTGATTCCGCAAAACCTAGAATGAACGGGTTGTTTTGACCAGTAAATTCAAGGGCTTAAAATTTATTGCGGAACGATTTTCAAGCCCTCCTCCGGCGTCCTGCCGACTGAACACCATTCCCACTGCTATGCTGATTTCTACGAAGTAGGAGTCAAAGATGCACAACCACAACCTCGATTTGCTTCCCCAGCTGCTATCCAAGATCAACGAAAACCAACTCGCACTTGAGGCCGCCATCCTGGAACTGTCCAACTGGGTAGCTCTCAACGGCTCGGCCGTGGTCGCCGACAACGTTCGTGGCGCGCTGGTTACCCTTGATCAGAACGAGACATTCATAAAAATGACTTTGGCAGTAATGAACTCCCCGACTGACAGCATGCAGCTCGTCGGCCCGCCCTCGCAGGATTTCTCTCGCCTCGATTACTGTATGTGCATCCAGTATTTGGCAAGCGAACCCGACCATGAATTTCGAACAAGCCAAGGCGATGAGGATCGCCGCCTGGCGAACCTCCCTTGATAACCATGATTTTAGGATGCAGAACCCAGAGGCGTACCGGTCCAGTCTTCACGATTTAAGTGCCAGGCTCGCACAGGAAGGCCTGATCGATAGGCTTGAGCAATTCGACATGGACGACATGGCGAATTCAGCGTATTGGCTGGCTATTGAGGAGCTGCATGCAAATCCCATCATTTACCACTCATCCTATGGCTATGACGTCGTGCCGTGTGGCGGAGGCCCAAGGTTTGGAACCATATTTCATTCAATCCTGACGCTGGACAAAAACCGGGGAACTCCACTGCACACCTATGATGGCAAGGTGTACAGCGGAAAGGATGGGTTGGTACTCAATCAAAACTACCAACGCCCCCATGGGAGAATAGAAGGATTGGTCTTGACCCTGACCGACGGTCGGCAGTTTGATCTCATCGAGAAAATGAGAATGGTCAGAGGAGTTATCTACGAAGCGATAGATGATCCGGATGTATATCGCTGGATGCTGGATGTCACGCAGCTTGCGATGGAAAACAGGAACCTCCATATGATGGAGAGGATCAGGCCATTCTTTGAGCTGGCGAAGTTTCTTCGCTGTGATGCATGCGATGACGATTTTGGAAGGCGGGACGATTGCTTGGCCTGTGATGGTCGCGGCTTTGTCCCCAAGCCGAATGTTCGTGACTATGCTCCCACCAGGGAGGATTGAGCATGTGCGGACGACTCTCGCAATACACCGGCATCCACGACTTCGTGGCGGTGCTGGCCATGTGGCCCGGGGCTTATGTCGATACCCTGGGCGACCAACCCCTGGAGCGGTACAACGCCACGCGGTCACATCAGCTTGCCCTCTTCCACCAGGAAGGCGACAGCTTGCACGCCGACCTGGTGCGTTGGGGCTGGCGCCCGCATTGGGCAAAAGACCGTGCCGCCCCAATCAATGCCCGGGTCGAGAAAGTCGCCCACGGCCCCTTCTACCGATCGATCTGGCCGAACCGCGCCATCACCCCGATAGACAACTGGTTCGAGTGGGTCGATGAAGGCGGCCCGAAGAAACAGCCCTACCTGATCCGCCGGCGGGACCGGGCGCCGATCTTCTGTGCATCCATCGGCCAATTCCCCACCGCGGGCCGGGAGCCGAAGGAACACGATGGCTTCGTTATCATCACCGCCGACAGCCAGGGCGGCATGATCGATGTCCACGACCGGCGGCCCGTGGTGCTGAATCCGGAGCTTGCCCGGGAATGGCTCGACCCGGCTACGCCGATGGAGCGCGCCGAACAGATGGTCCTCCACCAGGGCGAGCCGGCCGTGGTCTTTGAGTGGTTCAAGGTCGACCAGAAAGTCGGCAACACGGGCAATGAGGGGGCGCAACTTATCGTACCAATCGAATGATCAGCGACACGCTGCTGTTGCGGCGAGCAGCTTTCGCTCGTAACCAATCCTCTGCCGGCGCTCGGCCAGCAGCGCCCGAACCTTCACCTCGAGCGAGTCGGATTTTTTCAGGCCGGCGGCCATCCACTCCGGAACAGCGACTTCCTGGGTTCTGCATGGAGTCTGAACCGGCACTTCAACCCGAACAGTGCGGACCTCCGGCGCCCGGGCAGCGCACCCGGCCAGTAGCATCACACCAATCAGCAGCCACCACTTCATAATCCCAACTCCTGATCGATGACTGCGCCGGCGGTCTCACACTGGTCGCCGCCAGTTCGCTCCCGCATGATCCGGTTGGCGGCGGCATAGTCGGGCTTGGCTGCCTCATCAGCGGCGGCCTGGGCCAATGCTGCAGCTTTCTCTCGCAACTCACCGGCTTGCACCAGCTCGCCCAGCTTTCGCCCCTGCTCGCCGGCCAAGGCTTCGAGGTTGTCCCGAGCGGATTCGGCCTGGGCCAAATCATGGTTCGCGGTGTCGAGCAACGGCCGGTAGTGCCCGGCAGCCAACCACGCACCACCCCCCGCTCCCACGGCAACCAGCAGCAGAGCCAGGCCGCCCATGATCAGGAGTTTCAGCGCTGCGGGATTCATGGCACGTCCTTGAAGAACAGATGATTGCCCAGGCGCAGGGTCTGCGTTGCCTTGGCGGCCCAGGCAGGCGCCGCGATGCTGGTCGCGTAATAGTGGGTCGCGCCCTTGGTCAGGTCCGGCTCAGCGCCGGAGATAACCAGGTCGGCAGCCCGCTGGGCCTGGGCGAACTGCTTCGGCGGGATCGGCTTGGCGCCGCTCAGGTAGGGATAGTTCGGGTCGTCCTTGTTCCAGCAACTGAACTGGTACGGCGCCTGGCACACGCCGGCATACCCCTCACCCCACCAGGACCTGGCCCGGCCATCTTCCACCCGGTTGCGGATGGTCCAGGCCACGGCGATCTGGCCTGCCAGACCTTCCCCGCGAGCCTCACCCCACAGCGTGCGAGCCAGGATGTCGCGGTCTTTCTCGGAAACGGTCATTGCTTTTCTCCAGGCAAAAAAAATCCCGCTCAATGGCGGGTTTCGTTGGTTGATCTAAATAACTTAATTAGAGTTTGGCAAATACAGCAGGTAGAAAGAATGCAAATGGGTTTGAAGAACCAACCGTTAATGCATAAAGATTTCCTCCAGAGAAATCCCACCAACAGTAAAGCTGCCTACTTTGCACCCCATCATCAAGCATAGGCATACCAAATGTATTAATCAGCATAAACTCACCAGCAGGAAAATTAAACGCAACTCGATAATAGTTCCTGGGAAGCCCCGGACCTGTGTAGTCGGTTTTTACATAGGTCCAATTTTGAAATGATCGTGTAAACCTCGCATAAGGCGTGCCGCTATCAAAAAGTAGCTTCGAATCACCGTCCCACAGCCTCATACCGAAATCAGCCAAGGCTGTCGCAGCAAAACCACAGGCAAAATAGGCCCCATTGGGCTGCAGCGTGTTTACGTCATAGGCCCGAACATAAAAGCCGGTCCAGGCTCCAGGAGACCCGATCACACGCATCTGGCACAAACCAGCTATGCCGCTGCTACCCGACGGCCTTATAAATACAAGAGGTGGTTCTTGGCTCGTTATCGTCCTAGGAAATGTGGTTGCCGATCCAAGTCCAGACTCTTGGTTAGGTACATACACACCCTTCGCAAGCACTACCAGCCGCGTGAACTCTGAATCAACGGTTACGACATCACTACTGTTTGTGTACTGCAATCCATATGACATCACGAGAACCTTATTACAATAAGCCGCATTGTTGTTCCGGTAGTATTACTGTATTGCTCGCGACCTCTTATATAGCTATATACGCGAACAGCATCTGTCAAAACTTGTGTTTCAAGCTGCTTGTCAGAGTTTACATTGTAGTTTCCAATAGGCACGACAAAAGCCGTGCCATTGGTAGGAGTCAACCCAGGGACGGAGATTGTTTGATACGAAACTGAGTTAGACCCAGTAACAATGCCGCTGTACACAACTCGCATCGTGAACGAAGTCTCATCAAGCGTTACGTTTCCGCTCTCATCCCAGATTTGCAGTCCATAACTCATGCCGATAGATCTCCGAGCTGCACCCGTTTAACACCGTTTTCGTCAAAGACCTTGATGGCGCGATTGGTCATGGTCAGCCGACCGCCTCCCGGCGCTGGCCCGTTGAATTCAAGGTTTCCTGCCTTGTCGAGGCGCCAGCCCTGGACGCCTGCGACGTAGTTGTCGGATTGCAGGTATTGGCCGATCTTCAGCATGCTGATGCTGCCGTCACGGATGAAGGCGGTATCGATGTATGCCGCACCGCCTTGAATCACGAATGGGTAGAAAACATTGGTGGTGTTCGGATCGACCACGGCGAACCGGCTGGCCGCGATCAGAACCTGGCTGGTGATGATCCCCTCGTCATTCTCAACGCCAATGCCAATGCCGGCCAGGTAAGGCTTGCCGTCAACGGTGAGCTGGGTCTTGATGCTGTACATCGCAGCGAGCTCGGTTTTCAGTGCCTCAACTTCAATCTGAGCGCCGCCACCGGAATCGATTTTTTGCAGCAGATGCTGACTGAGCTGTGTCTCCGTGATCTTGTCGTTGAGGTAATCGAGTATCGGTCCTGCATCCGCTGACGACTGCCCGAAGACGGGACCGAAGAAAGCCCCTACATTGCCGATCCGATCAACCAGGCGAGCCCAGAAGAAGAACGTTTTGCCGGAGGCCAGCCCCATGATCGTCAGGTCGGTCTGCGGATATGCGTAGTCTCCGAACTTGATCGCGTTGCTGATCTGGTTTGTTTCGCTGTACCAGATCTCCGTCCGCTGCAGATCGGCAGTGTTCAACTCCTGCGGGATCCCCCACTTGAGCTTTATGCCGAACACAATCGAGTCAGCAGTGAACGTGGACACCACCGGAGGCGGCGTCGTCTTTCCGTTCAGCACTGTTTCCTCGGATGTCGCGAAAATCGACCCAATGTCGAGCGAGTTGATCGCCCTAACCTTGGCAACATAGCGGCCGGCATAAATACCGCTCACCTCGATTGAGGTGGTCCCGGTGCGGCCCGCGAAGATCCAGTCGCCGTCGTTCTTGCGCCAGTACACCTCATAGGCAATCGCCGCCTCCGGCTTCTCCCATGCGATTGTCATGACGCTGACGGCGCTGCCTTGGTCCACAAAGTGGTCATTGCTGACCGTCACATTGGTAGGCGGTTTTTGAACGCTGGGGGGAATCACGGTGATTGGCGGGCGCTCGATTCGGCTGCCGTTGTCGATTGCGTCATATTTGCTCGAGTTGTGCCGAACAGCGCTGATGGTGAACTTGATGTCCGTATCCGAAAAATCCTCAATCACTGACATCACACGGAACTGCTGCACCGCCAGCGTCGGTGAGTCGATTGCCCACATGGATTGTTTCGGCGGAAGGTCGTCGAGCTCTTCGCTCAGCACCACCTGCTGAACCTCAGAGGGGAAGCCTGTGGTGTCGAAGGTCAGGTTCCCGTTGTCCCAGGTGATGCCGGTACTGTCCCAAGTCAGCGGGTAACCAACAGACTGGATTGAGCGGGACACAGCCTTGCCGTTGGGCATGATCAAGGTAATGGTATCGCCCGGGAAGGCGGAGACATCAGCATCAAGAATCAGCGTGTTCAAGGTGGCAGAGCGTAGACGACCACCAATGCGCCGGCCTGCCCGATCGTTATCGGCGACGCGGATAATTTGCCCGGGGCGGGCCAGGGTTCCGTCCAGGCCGACCGAGAATCCAACGCTTTCGGTTTCCAGGCGGTTGGTGAGTAGTGCCCATTTGCCGATCCTTTGCGCCTGCGCCTGGGAGGTGCAGCCTGTTGCCGTGATCTCGGTCTGTTGGATGCCATACCGGGTGATCCCCGCCTGATCGTCCACATACTCAACCTTCTGGCGGTAGAAGTCGGCCGGGTCGTTCCAGCTCACCAGGGCAACAGTGTAGCGGGTCTTCTTGGCCGATCCGGTGTAGCCGAATTTGCCATCGATGACGTTGGCATTCGAGTAGGTGTAAACCGGATCTTCGGGAATATCGGCCACGGCCATTACCGAGCCGGCAGCCCAATACGACATCCCTCGAAAGGTGGTAGCCAGGTCCTGGAGCACGCGCAGGGCGTCGGCGCGCACGGACAGATACAGATTGCAGGTAAAGCGTGGCTCTGTGCCGCCTTTACCGTCTGGAACGAGCTGATCGCAGTACTGCCCGATTCGGTACAGCTCCCATTTGTCCACCTGCGATGCATTCAGCAGATGGCCGAGGCCGTAGCGGAAGTGCAGCAGCAGGTCGTAGAAGATCCAGGCGGGGTTATCGGTCCAGGCACTCTTGAAGCTGCCGTCCCAGACGCCGGTATAGGCCCGGGTTTCAGGATCGTAGTTGCTCGGCACCTTGATGATGCGGCCGAATAAGTCGAACGCCCGAGTGGGGATAGACTGGAATTGCGAGGCATCGAACTGTAATCCAACGATGGCCGATCCTGGATATCGCAGCTTCGCATCGATGATCTCGGTGATGGCGTCGACATTGGTGGTATCAGAAATCGCGCCACTGGAAGAGTTGGCGGTCAACCGAACGACTCGCACGGTCCATCCGGTAACTGCATCAGGAAGGTCCACACGGTGGGAGCGCTCGTACTTTGTCGAGGTCTTACCGCTGAACGCAGCAGTCAGTACAGGAACGAATGGCCCACCGTCCGTGGACAAGTCGATCCGGTAGCGGACGGTGTAGCCATTGGTGTCGCCATTGGTGGTGTTGGTCTGCGCCAAGCGCGGTACCGAGAGACGCACCCGTACAGCCGACAGCTGCAAATTGCTGATCGCCCGCACCCATGGCTGGTCGGAGCGCAACTCAACACCGATCCCTATCTCACTTTCTACCGCGGGAAAGCCGGGAATATGCTGCTGGTCCTGGCTCCCGGTGCGCACGTCCTGGGTCACACCACTGAAGTTCAGGCTTCCATCAGCGTTTGCCAGCGGCGTCTCGTCGAGAAATACCGAACGCATGCCATTGACCAGGCCCAGGATCTCGCCTTCGCTGACCAAATCCAGAATCCGTGCAAAAGCGGTGCTTTGTAGATTGTCCGGCGCCTCAACTGACGGGCGCGGTTTCGACTCTCCGCCCTTACTGCCGGCGATAGCTAAATTGATCATGGCTTTCCTTCAGGCGAAAAAAAGCCCACTCAAAGGCGGGCTGCGTGGCGAGGATGAGTTACATCTGATCTTCGGAGTAAATCCCGGCGCTGATCACGGCGCTGCCGACGATCATGCGGCCGTAGAGCAGCGGCACGCAGCCACCCTGGACGCTGGTGTTGACGGCACCATTGAAGCTGTAGCTCGGCCGGTTATTCGGGCTGTCCTGAGTGCCCAGGCCTTTTGCTTGAGGGCTGAGCATTTGCACAACTCCCCCGATAGCCATAGAAGTGCCAGCCGCATAGAGAAATGGTGATGCTGCGGCAAAAGGCGTGAATGAAAGCACGTAAGCGGCAGCGATCATTACTGTGCCGATGATCGTCTGCAAGCCACCGGCACGCTTCGATCCGACAATTACAGGGGAAATACTGATTACTTTGTTGCCTGTAGGCTTCTGCAGATCATCCTCGCCGATGTTTTTTTTGCCGTTGAACACAGCAAAACAGAGTCCTTTATCTCGGCTTTCCATCATAAATTTTTCGAACCCAGGGTACTGCGATCTGAAATAGCCCATGATGTCTGCCCAGCCGCTGCTGGTCGTCATCACATGCTTTCGCTTACCGGTGATCTTGGCTAGCGGGCCATAGACCATTACTGTCTGCATCTTCTCTGCTTTGCGACTCATGCTTTTCTCCAGGCGATAAAAAACCGCCCGAAGGCGGTCGCTCAAAGTGTCGTAGGAAGTATGTCTATCTGCCCGTCGCCACCAGTAAATATTCGGTATTTTTTGACCGTGCCATCTTTCACGATCGCTTCGCGCTCAACTCGCTCGGCGCCCATGGCACAAATGCCAGAACCGGTATACGCCGCTCCCACCGAGACGGAGTCAGGCGGCAAATAGAAAGATGCCTTCTGCCCAGGGTCCAGCTTCGCGGCCTGCTTGCCATTGATGAAAATTGCCATAGAGCAAAGGCTGCCGGTTTGCCCTGAGTCGCGGATTACCTGGAGGGTTCCGTATGCACCAGAGGGCTTGGCCTGGTACGCGGAAAGCTGGCCGGCCGGCGCCTGGACTGCCTTGCTTGATGGCGTTGGGGACGTTGCACACCCTACCAACAAAGCAACAGCTACCACGCCTACGAATAATTTCATCTCGGTCCCTCGCTTGGATTTGAAACGACTTTAGCATTCGGCGAGGGAAGGACCAAAACCCCGCTTATGCGGGGTGATGGCCTGAACGATAGGGCGGTTTAGCGGGTGACGCCGCCGGCAATCACCGAAGGCATGTCAGACCTGAGCTTTTCAGCAAGTCGCGCAAGCATTTCCTGCACCGACTCCTTCCAAAGGATCTGCTGGACCGGCTTTCCGTCGCTGTGTTTCTTGCCAGTGTCGGTAATGACGACGAACAGCTTGCCGTCGGGCGTCACTTCCCAGCGCTTCTTGCCGGGCTTGTAGATCACCTGATGTTGAAGGCCGCAATCAGCCAGCAGCTTGTTCATGCTGATCGCGCTCACTCCGAACTTCGCACCAAGCTCCGTCGGCGTGTAGTTCAGCTCCTGCGATTCATTTACCAAGCGTTTCACACCGGCCATTTCCATCAGATCAACGCCGATGGCTGATTTGACCATGTTGTTGGCGCACAACATAGCTTGATTGCCCGCAAGACCCAGGCTTTCTGCGATGCGCTTGGCCGCGTCAAGATTTTCGGCAGCGATTGGCAGACGCTTCTCCTGTGGGATCACATGGTCATTTGCGGCGACAGTGTCGAATGTGCGAATCACGTGAAGGCTGAAAACTGGGCTTACCCACATGGCATAGGCGTAGACCAATTCTTTGCAGGCGTAGGTTCCCGGAGCCCTACCGCCTCTGACTACCCTCAAAGCCGGAATTCCGGCTTTGCCGATTTCGTCGACCAGATCCTGAGCCTGCTGATTCTCGACCCATCGTGAAGGTCGGTGACGATCCTCCCCGCCTGCAGCCTTATGAAAGTCATTCAGGCTGAACCGACCGTCCTGATCCTTGTGAATCTCGATGCCTGCAATCATAAGCGCGCTCATGCTGCTTCCTCCTCGCTGATTGCATAGCGATGAGGCTCTTCGATTGCAGTGCCAAGACCTTTCACGAAAGATTCGAGCTGGCGCAGCTTATTCCGGTAGGTGCGAAGCTCCCACCATGCCCCATCAACGTTATAGCCTGCCTCTCGCAGCGCATAGAGGATGGATTCGCACGGAGTGCTTTCGCCTTTCAAGTCGCGCAGATCATGAATCGTCACCTCGAGCCAAGCTTGGTTGCTTCCGCGGAGCTTAACCATTTCAGGTCGGCGCTTCGCAAGCGCCTGGACCGGAAAATGAATTTCCAGAGCAGACTTATCGTTCTGATTTGCCTTGCCAAGATACTCGCCTTCAATTGCATAGTTGGCCACAAAGTTGGCTGCGGCGTCGAATTGGGAGCGCGGGATCAGCTCAATTCGCGGAATACCGAAACAAGCATGCACTGCGGATGCGAGCTTGGCAGTCGCGCTACGCTGATGCTCGGCATCCAGCTTGGCAACTCGGCAACGCATCACATTGCTAAGCCTCAGCGCGCCCGACTTGCCGAGCAGATCGTCGACCATCGGCACCATCACACCCTTGGAGTCCTCATAACGACCGTACTTACGAATTGCTGGCAGCACCTCAGCAGTCACCCACTTCTTGAAGCGTTTGGCTTCAGCCTTACGGCTTTTGAAAATCAGTGCATAGAGGCCCGATTCGCTCACAACCAGCATTTCCTGAGAGCCAGAGGGGGTATTGACAGTGGCAATACCCTTCTCGTCTTCATCCAGGCCGTCAGATTCACGGTCGGCCCGACCGTTCACGGCAAGGGACACGTTGCCGATCCCCAAAGACGCGCAGACATCTGCCGCCACGAACCAAGGTTGATTATCAATCAGTAGCGTACGAACCGGCTTCGATTCGAAACGGAATGGGATGACATTGTTAGCCTCTGTGCTAATATTCGACATGACGATTTCTTCCTCGAAGTTGATCTCGTTTCCCGAAGCCTCAGTGTTCCCGCACTGGGGCTTCTTCGTTTTCAGGCTGCTGCCTGCTTGCTTTGTGCTTCCCGCCATTTCAGCCCCTCCTCAATCAGAAGGCCAAGCTCAGCGTTCAAACTGCGTCTATTTTTTCTGGCTTCTTTCTCAGCCTGCCCCTTAACAGACAAATCCAGGCTCAATGGGTACCGCGCTTTCTTTTCGCAGATCATCGTTACACCTCCTTGCTAATCACTTGACATCATTTGGCATCATTTTAGGTGTCTAGTCAACATCATTTGACATCATTCTCTTGCAGGAAGAATGTTTCCCGAACATCATGCCTCCATACGAGACTATGGAATCACCATGCATCACCCGAAAGGCTTCCCCTCAAAGTTAGTTCGCTTGCGTGCAGACGCGGGAATGACGCAGCGCGAGCTCGCCAAGGCCAGCGGACTCAGCGTTCCGCAGATCAGTCGGTATGAAATGGGCACGTCCAAACCGCGCATGACAGCCCTAGTTAAGCTGGCTGCCGCGCTTAATAGGGACGTTTCAGAGCTTGTCGATGCTGAGGATCAGCCGGAAATTACTGAAATAAGCCTTGTATCCGAGGATGAATCATCCATACCAATAGCTTTGCCAAAGGAAACTTATGAGCGCCTACAGCAAGAAGCCAATGAGTATGGTGTTTCGCTTGATGTAATGCTTAGCGCGGTGATTCATTGGCATCATTCACTGCACACTGGCAATGTGCTCACTCTAGAGGAAGCGTTGGAAAAGGCCGTCGCCGAGCTTGAAGCTTGGCCAGGATGAGTGTCAGTTCCCAATCACGCTTCCTATACGCATCCTAAGTAACGCACCTAGACATTAGAGTAGTGGCCCTCGACCTCCAAAATAATAGGACCGATCAACCTACGTCCCGGTGCCGCCAGTAGCTGACCGTGACCCCAGTCCAGTAGCCGCCGAACACGTCCTGCTTGCTGTCGGGGTTGTACAAGTGGTGCAGGATCGAACCCGGCGCCGGATGGTGCTCGGGCTCAGTCTTAAGCACCCCGTCGGCCAGGTACGCCCCCGCATGGTTCGGTACCGGTGACCGGATCTGCATCAGCACCAAGTCACCGTGCTGCAGTAGCCTGGTACCGGTCGAGCGACCAGAGCGTTCAGGCCTCCAGCTTAGGCCAATTGAATTTGTAGTTGAGAGGGGGCAACTCGAAATGCTGAGCTAAATAAAGCGCAAGCATCTCGCCTTCCTTGGCGTACGCCGCTGATTTATCAACGGTCGGGTACCAACTGACCCATAGCGTTTCCAGAGGAAAAATAGTCTCAAAGGAGGAGCTGCTAAACCGCCAGCCGGCCATATGCCCAGCTACGTCACGATCTTTGGCACACCTAACAAAAGCCGAAAGTCGGCGTCTCAAATTGACTGACTCACCGATAGTCAGTATGCCGTTCTCGTCGACGCCGACAGCACGGTTGATCGGCCGATCCGCGCAGATCAAATAAGCACCAGGTGCTGCCGGTGCATTTTTGAAGTGATCAGTCAGCTTTAACCATTCAGGCTCCCAGCCTTTCCAGCTACTCATCTTCATTGGTGCCTCCCTAGTTGAAGGCAAAACGATATCATAACTGGACGAATCCCCAGTAACGCCCCGCTTCGCTCCAATAGTAGCCTCATGCCTTCACGCAATGGATTCTCCCAGTCCTTTGCCTGCAAGCCCAAGGACTGGGAACTGCGCCAATTTCGGCGCGCTTGTGACCGTGGAGGTCAATGTGAGTGATTTACCAGCAGGTTTTTCTGATCGAGATGCATATACGCTTGGACTGCTCCGCACAATTCAATCGCTAACGGCTGCCGTATGTTGCGATTCAAAAATGCGGGCAGTCCTTCAGGATCGACTTGGAGAGTCTCTACAAAAAGTGGATTCGCGTTATACGGACCCAATGATTGCTGCGTACCGTGGACCAATTCTCAACGTGCTGGATGTCGTTAAGCAGGTTAACGATCATATCGCGAGTAAGAAATCCTGAAGCTCATTCCCTGTGCAATAAGGTAGTCAATTGAGCTTTGCGTGGCGCTAACACCTTGTGGTCTGGCGCCACCTTTCGACTGATTGTTATCGGTAGTTTTCTTCATAGCTCCCTCCAGGAAAATACAGTTTCAATTCGAAGGTGCGCTTCGGTGCCGCCAGTAGCCGACTGTTACCTCAGTCCAGTAGCCGCCGTACACATCCCGCTTGCTGTCGCGGTTGTACAAGTGATGCAGGATCGAGCCCGGCGCCGGGTAGTGCTCGGGCTCGGTCTTCAGCACACCGTCGGCCAAGTACACGCCTGCATGATTCGGTACCGGCGATCTGATCTGCATGAGGACGATATCGCCATGCTGTGGTGCGGATACCCTCTCGAAGCCAGCGGCGGGCAGGTTCTCCAGATACAGGTTACCGCCCTTGTCCCACCAGCCGTCCTCTCGCTCGTAGTTGCCCAGGTCAATCCCCATCTCGCGACGGTAAAAGTCCAAGATGATGCTGAGGCAGTCGTGCACGCCATGGGCGAACTTCCGGCCGATCAGAGGCGCCTCATATCCAACCGGCGCAAAGCTCACCATTTCACCAGCACGCACTATCCCGTCATCTCCCATGCGCACCTCCAGAATGTACCAGGGCAATTCTGAAGCCTCGCATGAAACGCGGTCTGCCTCGCTCGGCGTGGCTGGGTAATCCGGATGGCTGTGCACCACGGCCAACACATGGCCGCGATCTTCGGCGGCGGCATAGTCCTCCGGCGCCAGGCGAAAATGCTCGCTTGGCGTCGAGGCTGTATTTCGACACGGCACGTACACTTCTTTGCGCCCTTCGCGCACCAGCAGCCCGCAAGCCTCGCGCGGATACTCGGCCAGGGCATGGGCCTCTACTGCCGCTCTGTTTGACTTGTTCATGGGTTCACTCGCTGAGGCGTTATTGCCGCAAGAGGCCGGCGGCGGGGAAAGAGCCGTAAGGCAGTGGGTTGTTTTCACCGAAGCGAAGCTTGCAACTGGTCAGGCGGCCGCCGCATTTGTCTTTGGCTGCGTCAGTGACGATGACGTCGTTCTCGTCCGCCACGGGCGGCCCGTTGTAGCCACAGTACGGCCCTCGGTATCCACCACATGACAGCCACCAACAGACGTTCGCCACAATTTGCCGACGAGGCAATTGCACTCCAGCGAAGTCCAGCGCGGTTGCCAGTTCGAACTGAACGACCTGGTTGTCCTCCGAGGACTTGCGCTCGACGTACCAGATGTCTGGGGGTAGCTCTTCGTCTGGGTCGGCTTCGGGCTGGCCGTCCAAATACTTGCCCAGTGTGCGATGGCGAATCAGCTTCGCTCCGACCAGATCCTCGAAGTAAAGCACCAGGGCCGTGATGAAGCCGCCAACGTTGCCCACAGAAAGCGTGGGTGTAGGCTGGGCGCCCTGCCCTGTCATTTCGAAGCCCTCAGCTTTGATCGGCCACGGCGAATACTCCTGTCCCTGCCAGAAAATTGAGGACTGTTGCGGGTAACCGTGGAATCGGTAAAGCTCAGCACCAAGAATCGTGGCATCGAGCTCGAAAAGCTCCACCCACGCGCCCGGCTCCAGAGTCTGGATATCAGCCGTGATCGGCATGGAATTTCCTCAGAGAAACACCCTTGCTGGGTGCCGGTGTTCAGAAGGGGATCAGGTCGGTTTGACCGGTCGCTTGGTGGTGTCAGGGAAATCCGTATTTGCCTCATTCCACGCCCGAAGCGCGATGCGGTAGTCTCGCCATTGGCGAGAGGTTCCAGGCAAAGCCGAAGGATCTTCGTCCTCTAGCATCACCAGCTGCTCGGCGATGACGACCATCTCCTCCTCCACCCAAGAAGCCTCGCGTGCGGCGGCGATACGCTGTCGGGTTGTCTCAGAGATAACCCACCTCCCTGTATCAGACGCCGTGTAGAGTAGGGTATCTTCGCCATCAGGGCGTTGGCTGGTCATCTGAACCCAACCGTCCGGACAATCCCCACCTATCTGTTGGAAATTGCTGCCAACTTCAGCGTAAACGCTCAGTGTCATGCATACACCTTCCATACTTTCAAACGACAAGTAGCAGAGGACAAGCCTGTGGCTGTTTGCCCGAAGGGGTCACCACTGGCATTGGACGTATAACTAACTCGCGTAGCACCAGTCTGGACAACCAAGGTGTTCAAGTCTAATTGCGAGCCCTTTGTACCGTAGCCACCAGAACTGTAGAACCAGCCAGCATCGCCCCACTTACCTCCTATTAGAATTTCGGCCAGCACAATCACTTCATAGCCAGGAAATGGATTGGCTACGGTATATCGGGAATTGATTGTGACAGTCGCGGGAGCAGCTTCCGTCCCTCCGTTCGGATAGGCATAAGCGAATCCGATATCGGGTGAAACCTTTTGCCACGGATACCAAGTTGTGGAATATCTGGACCTTGAATAAATGTCCCCGCCATCATACGTCACATAAAAATGTGTCGTTATTTGTCCGGCATTTCCAGAATATAGCGCACCGGCTTTAGCCACTGGATAATTTAAAGCAGGAGTAGCGCTTGCGTTTAGTTGCTGTATGGAAACTCCATTGTACTGAACAGTGTTCAAATCCGTACTACTGCCGAGGTTCGTGACAGTATTTATGCCAAGCGCAGTTTGAGCGGCGGAGAGCGTGGTTGCACCAGTCCCTCCCTGAGCAATTGACAGCGCCGTGGACAATGCTGAAAGGGAGGTAATGTCGTTATTGGCGCCCTTCGCAGCCTTACTCCCCAGCGACGTGACTGCATCGGTGATCTGTCGTTGTAACTTCCCCATGGCGGCAAGGATGCTATCGGCCGCGCCTACTGCAGCTGGGTTGGTAGTGACGAGCCCAGTGAGAACACTCGCGATGGTTCTGGCGTTGGTCCAATACTTGTTGACCGCGCCTTCCGGCACCGCGTCCGTGGAGCCTGGTGAAGCGGAGAGCTGGATGTACTGGGAACCGCTCCAACGGTATTGACTGTTGGTGTTGATGGCGACGTAGATCTTGCCCGTCTCGCCTGTGACAGGAAATGCGGCGGCGCTGGCGAACTCCAGCACGTCGTCCACATAACTCGGCAACTGGCTGGCCGGCACGACACCGCTGCTGTCCAGGGTCGCCACTCCATCTGGCTGCCCCTTCTGGGTTGCTGGAATAGCGGCGTCAGCCTTGGCCTGAGCACTGCTCGCTTGAGCACCTGCTTCGGCCGCACTGCCTGCTGCGGCGTCTGCTGTCGCCTGTGCCGTAAGGGTGCGCTGATCCAGTTCGGCAAAATTGGCATTGATGACCTGACCGCCAGAACGCAGATTCTGTCCAGCGCCGTCATTCTCAGAGGCGCCAAGGTTAAGTGAGACAATGCTCATGGATGGAAGGCCTGTTCGAAAGTTGCGGTCAGAATGTAGGCGTTTCCGCCGGCGTGCTTAGGCTGGTATTCGCGGCAGCGGATCAGTAAGGACTCACCAAAGGGCTCAGTCCAACTGAAGGCTGCAGCGCCCTTGTGCGCGTCGAGAAACGCCTTGATTTGAGCGATCCGAGACTTGGGGCCGGTAAACGTCAACGGCCACGACTGGGTTTTGTTGTTGATTCCGTCCTCCGCAACCTGCTCGTAGCCGTCACCGAACTTTGCAGACTTGACGCGAAAGCTCACGGTCCCGGAAGGCCCCTTGTCGGGAACCCAGGTAAAGGTTTCCATTGCCAAATGCCTCCCTGAAAAAGAAAACCCCGCCGAAGCGGGGATTGATTACCGGCCATTGATGGCTTGCCAGATCTGGCCGCCCGGGCGCAGATCTCTTGCAATTTGCTCCTGCGCGCCCTGCTTCGCTGCCCTGGCGTATGCTTGGGCAACGGCCTGGCTGGTGGATGCATCAGTGCCGCCACCGGTCTGTCCTTCCGGTACCGCGAAACTCTGCTGAATCACCACCTGGTTGTCACTGGAGCCGTACCCGCCACCAACAGCCATGACGCCAAGCTTTCCGCCAGCAGTGCGGGTCAGGGGCATGATCGCCTCCTCCCCTGCCTCGCCCATTACGCCGATGTCACCACCGGCCATGCCAAACGCGGTCGGCTTGTTGACGATGGAGTTGGTGAATGCCGCGCCGTTGGCGAATAGCTGCACGCCACCCGACCAGACGCCACCCTTGGCCTGAAGGCTGCCAGGGGTGAATCCGGACAGGTCGCCGGAATACCCGGCCTGGGTAGAGCCGGCAGATGTCGCCCCGCCGCCGAAGTACGAACCGGCAGCAGAAGCGGCAAGGCCGAACAGCGAACTGAGGGCAGAGGAAGCTGCTGCCCGGGTTGCGATCCGAGCCATGTCCGCCAAGATTGATTTCGCAAAGTCAGCAAACGACAGTTTCCCGGTCATGGCGAAGTTGACGAGCGCATCCTCCATGGAGCCGAAAGCGTTGGTGAACAGGCTTTTGGTTTGCCCGGCCACGTCCCGCGCCGACTCCAAGTAGTTTTGCCAAGCTGAGGACGCACCCGCGCTCCAACTACCTTGAGCAGCCGACATGTCGTCATAGTTGGCCTGGACGGTGTCGTGCAGGTCCTGCTGCGTGGCCTTCAGTGCGTTCAGCTTCTGAGTGTATTCATCAAGGCTCATGCCTCTCGAACCATCGCCATACTGGTTCGCCAGCTCCAGCTTCTGCTGATCGAACCGGTCGTCGATGCTATTCTGCTGATTCACCAGATCACGCTGGCGGTCCCCCATGCCCAGGCCCGCCGCCGCCCGCCGGCCCTGCTCGCGCAGAGTTTCGACTTGCTGCTGCAGCGCACCCCTATAGGTATCGACTGCCAGGGTTTGCTTTTTCAGCCGGCCTTCTTCGTTCGTTGCGAGAACGTTCAGCTCGGTATCGGCATCCTGCTGAGCCTTGACCATCGCGGCTCGGGCGTCAGCGATCTTCTGGTCCAACTGGATGATTTGCGCGGCAGTCGTGGTCTTCCTCTCCTTGGCTTCCTGCAGCGCGGTGATCTCCGCCTGGTAGGCAGCAGTCACCTCGTCGCGTTCATTGCCGATCAGCGCCTCACGCTTCAGCAGGTAGTCGGCCTGTGAAACCAGCCCAGCTTTCTGGGCAGCATCCAGTTCCTTCTGGGTGTTTTTGTACTCATCGAGGATTGCAACGAGCTGATTCTTCGAGCCGTTGAATGCAGTCAGGTCAACGGATGCGGAGGCGGTTTTCGGATCTTTGTTCTGATCGTCAATCGCCTTGCGGAGCTGGTCATACGCACCACCTGAGAACAGTTTTCCATCAAACTCAACCCCGTCCAGCAGCGGAGATTTCTGGCGGGTTTTCTCGGCATTCTCATAGAGTTTGGCGAACTGATCATTGAGCTTTTTGTAAGCATCCTGACGCTTCGCGAGCGGACTCAGGTTATCCATTTGTCTGTCCAGTTCTCTCTGGACTTCGATCAGCTCCTTGTTCGCCCGAGTCTCTTCACTGACTGCAGCGGTGTTGCTCTCGCTTGCGGCCTGCCGTGCTTTCAATGCGGCAAGTCTGGCCTCCAAGGCCGCGGTAGAGTCGTCATTCTCGCCATCGTCCAAACCCAAGAATGAGTTGAGCGAACTGAGGCCATTCGACACTGCCCCCGCCACGCCCCCCCTATTGCGCGTGTCCAGCACCCGCTGGGTGATTTCGATCTGCTTCGCCAGGTCTGGAAAAATCTCCGAACGAACTTCGGAGTAGGCTCCTTTGATTGCCTCCTTGACCCGGTCCCAATCCCGCTCGATATCGGAGAGCGATTCACGGTAGTTCTTCAGCCTCTCCTGCGCCGATTGGTTCAGGTTTTCACTGAGCGTATCCAGCGCACGTTGGTGGTCGCCCTGCTCGTCAATAGCTTTGATGGTTTGATATTGCTCATAGGTCAGCAGCCCATACTGGTCGCTGATCTTCGCCGCTGCGTCAGTCGCCGTGTCACCGGCATTGGCGAGTGATTTTGCGATATCCCCCGCACCCTTCCCTGTCACCTCGCCGATTGCCGCAGCGGCTTCAGCAAGGTTTCGCATTTGGATGCCACTGGTTGCCGCGCCAGAAGCCAATGCGACCACCGCCTCGCGAGCACCCGCCAAGTTGCCGGTAAGTACACCGGCCGAGTCGCTCATCAGCTTCAAGCTGGCAATGCTTTGGCCCGCGTCATTCGAGCCACCATTAATGGCTACGTTGAACTCCCTGGCCTGCTTCACTGCATCGAGGTAGGCGTATCCCAGGCCACCGATTACCCCGGCCAGCAGTCCAGCGGGAATCAACGCCGCTGCAAGGCTCTTCGCCGAAGCTCCCGCGCCCGCGCCAAGCTGCGCGATAGCCCTTGCACCACTGCCCCAATCACCAGACTGCAGCGCGTTGGTCAACTGCATCACGTTTTCTTGAGCCTGGCGGGTGCCGAGCTTCAACTTGTCGAACGCGGTTTCCGTTGCAGTGAGGCCGGACCGATCCTTACCGATCTTTGCTAGCCTGTCCGCATATGTTTCCGCGTCAATTCCGCCGGATTTTTGGAGGTCGTTAAGCGCTTTCTCCTGCGCTTCCAGCTTGGCCAGCTTTGCCACCAGCGGGTCGATTCCGTTGACCGTGCGCTTCAGCGCTTCGACTTGCCGGTTCTCTGCATCAATCAGACGCTGCTTTTGCGCCATCTCCTTGGCTTCGGCCTTCTCGATCTGGTCGTAAGCCTTCCCAAGCTTTACTTGATATGTCTCCTGATCCTCCGCAGTGACCAGGCCACCCTTGCGCGCCTTTTCCAGCAGGCCCTCGGCCCGGATCAGCGACTCCACGTTGTCGATGTTGCCGCTCATGGCTTTATCGAGCTGGCGGATTATTGCGATTTCGTTAGAAGCCCCGGCGACCATCCCTCTGCTGCTTTCCGCATAGGCGGAGCCCAGGCCCTTGGTGGAGGACAGCACGCCTTGCTGTGCTTCTGAAAGACCTGTGGCGGCTGATGCGAGGTTCCGCTGGGACTCGCCCGCGGTAACCGCAGCCTCTGCCAGCGCGATAATGCTTTTCCTGGAGACATCGGCAGTTGTACCAGCCGACTTTTGAGCATCACCAATCCCCGCGAGCGCGTTAAACGATTGCTCGATCTTCTGCTGGTAGGCCGTGAAAGCCTCAGCGCCGATGAGCCCCGCACTTCTCGCCTCTGCGAGCTTCTGCTCCTGATTGGCGAGGTCGTTTAGCTTTTTGGTCAGTGGATCAATCTTGCCCAGAAGCGCATCCAGGTCCTGGCGCTGTCTTTTGGCCGAATTGCCGGCTTTTTCAAAGCCCTGGGAAACGCTCTCCGCTGCCTTCTCAGCCCTGCCTCCGGCATCGACAACCTTTTCCAGGTCGGTGGTAGCCTTCGCAACGTCCGACGTATCAATGCTTATGCCGAGCGATGCAATGTCCATTGGCTCACCTTGAATAAGTGCCCGCTCTACGGGCTAGTTTCTCTTGCCTCTGCCATAACAGCGATCGCCTCGACCTCCATCACCTGAAGATCCGGGAATATCTCTGCGATCTGCTTTTTCTTGATGCCAATGAATCTGGCTACGTCGCGGATGGACGTGTAATCAAGACCCGTCGGGCCGGATGCGCCCATTCGCCACTGGGTAGACAAAGCATTGAACAGGCGGAAGGCCGGCCAGTTATCCGGCCAGACCTCGACAACACGCACCAGGTCATTAGCGGACAGACCAAACATCAGCATCTGCGAAGGTGGTGCGCTCGGCTCGTACATGAAGCGCACCACGTCGATCAGTTTCCCAAGCGGGCCGGCTCGAATGCTTCCCGGTACGCCTTGAGAATCGCATCGGCTACACCGGGATAGGTCGCCACCAGTTCATAGATGGCTTCGTGGCTGAGTTGTTCATCAAACCCCCAGCCTACAACCACATCCCGTACTTGATCGGTCTCGCGTGCAATGGAGGCATCGGTGATCTCGGCATACGTCACAGCCTCGCCCTTCTCTTTGATGACATCGAAATCAGCCTTGTTTCGCTGAATCCATGCATCAGTCAGCTCGGCCAGTTCCTTGCGAGTGCGAGACTTGAATTCGAATTCGACCTCAGTCGCAGCATCCCCCAAACGGGGAATGCTGACCCTTGCCGAGAACGTTGGGGCCTGTGCAATCTTGATTCCGGCCATGATTTACACCGTCCCGACATAGCGAGTGGGTTCGGACTGAAGCGCCAAACTCACCGTGCGGGTAAGCAGGTTGCTGCGCGACACGGCCGGCTGTTTGGAGAACGACGTGTAGGTGCCGTACAGCAGCATGTCACTGCCTGGAAGGTTCAGGCGAGCTGCCTCGACCCGTTTGCGAGCATCGGCGGCGAGCAGAACGGCGTTGAAGGCTTGAGCCGGATCATCAGCGATGGTCAGCGTCATGCTGGCAGCAGCCTTGTCTGTTGGGATCTGCTTGCCCTGGTCGTTCTCCAGAAAGACCACGTCCAGATAGTTCTGATCGCCGCCGGCGAAGGCCAGGTCTGTGACCTGTGGAATCTGCACCCAGGTCATGATCTTCTTCATCGTGCCTGCGCCGCCGCCGACCGGGTAGATCTCGGTGTCGGTGGTATCGATCCCCTCCAGGGTGATTGCGGTATCGGTAGCGGCTTTGATGCGCACAACCTTGCTGTCCAGCTTGCTCCAACCGGAGGTCAACAGGACGATATCGCCGGCGTCGAGATCGGCGTCGACGACAGTAGCGACTGCTTCTGTCGCGTTGGTGACGGCCGTGAATGCCAGCGGCGCGGCATAAGTTGCGGCGTGCTGGAAAGTGCCGCCGTTAGGAATTTTGTAGCCCATTGGGTGTTTCCTCTTCTCAGAAATGACAAAACCCGCTCAACGGCGGGTTGTAGGGTTGCCCAATGGGCGTTTAGAAAGTGTCTGCGCGGTACTGGAAGGACAGCGGCAACGTGCTGGTCGTGTCGCCCTGGATGGGCGCTGCACTGGACATCGGTGAGCGGACGAAAACAGAGAAGCCCGCCTTCGTCAGTTCCAAATTATTCGGGTAGAGGTTCTGTATCTCTTCAGCAATCACCCCAGCCGGGCCCCGGCCCAGCCCGGCTTTTGTCACAACGCTGACCTGGAACACACCACGGTATCCGACATGCTTGCCTTCCAGGTCCTGGCTGTCGGTGTTGGCCGGCATCAAGTACGCCCGAAGGTAGGTACCGTCACTCGCCGGCGGCGTGAAAGCCCGGTCCTCGTAGGCTATCTGCAAAGCCGGCTCTCGAGCTGCAGCCCATGCGGCCAGCCGAGACTCGAACAGTTGCCGAATCTTCAGATCACTCATTCGGGTAGCTCCGCAATGGCGCGGTTCACAAACGCCTGAAATTCCGTCACCGAAATCCGAACCATGCCCGCGGGGGCCTGGGTGGACCAGCCCTCATACTCGAGACGGTGACCGTAGGGCAGGTTGTTGATCAGCCAGATACTGCCGACTCCGAGGCTGAAGTTTTGAATGGTTGCGGTGCCCTGTCTTTTGGACAGAGAGCCGCTAGGGTCGACTTGCTCAAGAGTGCCCTCCTTGGCGGTTTCGAAAGACACCTGCCAGTTGCCACGGAACCGTCCGCCCACATAATTTTTGCCCGTGGACAGATCCATGCCGTCCTTGATCAGTCGTCCGGGTTTGACCCGGCCATTCTTGGCTAGGTTTTCGGTATTGGCCCTGATCGCCGCGTTGAGCCGGCTCACCTCGTTGTTGTATTGCACGGCCACGGCGTTCGAGGCCCATAGCTCAGGGTTACCGACCGGTGACCGATCAACCACGGCAGCCAGCAGGTCGATGGAAACCTTCTTGACCACCTGCTCTGCATTCCCTTTGGCCTTTTCTACGAACTCCTTGAGGTCGAGGCTGAAGCTCATTTGCGGGCCTGCACGTAGAAGCCGACTGCCAGACCGGCATAGTCCATCGGGTCGACGCTGTTGATGGTGTAAGTCTCACCGTCGAACAGGACGATGTCTTGAGTCGTCGGCCTCGGCATATCGCCTCCGTTCAGCAACACCGGGGAAATCATTATCTTGAAGTCGCCGTGCTTGATCAGGGTGCCGTCGATATCCTTCAGTGCGTAGCTTTCCCTGAAACCAGATCCTTCGTAGTCGATGGTCGCCCCGCCAGTGCTTCCTGAAGTCTCAGGGTCGTATTCGCCTTCCGTGGTGCGGCGCAGGATGAGCTCCAACCCCTTGCCGCCCCTAGATCGGGGAGCAAGGTTTCTCGCGACAGTAGCCTTGGCGCGATCATAAATATCAGGCATAAAAGAACCTCGACAGGTGAAACATAGGGCCAAGGAATGAGGACAACTGATCAGCACATCGAGGCAATCGGAAAGGCTATAGCCAGATTGGTTGAGGCCGTGGTCGAAGACGCAGATTTGTGGTCACCCAGCCTTGGGCTGCGAGACGCTTTGCACGCGCCTTTTCAAGGCACTACCGCTTCAGCCTTCGGCGCTGCTTTCGTATCCCGCTACGTCAAACCCGGCGAGTTCCCAAACGACAACTCCTGGCAGGCTATCGAGAGGCTGCTGGAGGAGCTGGAGACCGGTGGACATATGCTGGCATTTTGCGAACAACACCTTGTTCGCGATCTGGGCCTTTAGCTACGCAGCAGAGCAACCTGACTCGATGACTCCAAAAAGCCGGTGAACTGCGCATATGACTGCCGGCTTGCGGCCGGCTTGCTTACATTCGCGCTCGCTACGGCGAAAGTGGTACTGATCGGTCCTACGGTCTCCGAGACGATTGCCCCAGTCTTCGTGTTTGGATCGACCAAATCATCGGCATGAATCTCGGTTGCCAGCGCAAGCTGACCTGCCTTGATCTGTGCCGGAATCTCGTCGGAGGGAGCGATCCACTGCCCCCGTTTAACGCGTGCCCTGGGCCAGGCAAGAGCCTGATGCGGACTCACCTCGTAGCCTTTCCAGGGCATGGAACTCATTTCCAGCGCTGCCCGGCGCAGTAGCGCCTCCTGCGCGACTTCATCCACTGGTACGGTCTTGCCGAAGTTCGCGGCATAGGTGACCAGTTCGGCTGCGGTCGCAAAGCTGTCAGCACCTGGCACCACTTGGCCTGTCTCGATCACCAATGCCATAGCGTTACTCCGCTTCGTCCAGCAATTTCTGCAGATCCGGTTTGGAGGCGCTTGCCAAGTAAGCAATGCCCTTAGCATCCAGCGCTGCCTTCAGATCATCGACCTTCAGGCCATCAGAGGGCTTCTTCGCTGACTCCTTGACCCGCTCCCGCACCAACGATTCGTCGCCGTCAGTGAACAGCTCACCGAAATGAGTGCGCATGTGCTTTATCACGTACTCGGGATTGGTGTGATCGCCCGGAAGTGCAGACAAGGCGGAATCCAACTCCTCGCGTGTAGGGGAGATGGTTTCGATCTGGGCGCCCGTGGGTTGGAACCGGGAGTCAATGATCCGCAGGCCCTGGCCGCGCAGTTCGGCTTTCCGCTCCGGCAGCACCGGATGCGGCTCGTAATGAATTTCCATGATGATCTCCTGAGGAAAGAGGCGACCCAGCAGGGCCGCCAATATCGGCTTTAGGCCTGGCCGATCGCCATAACACCAGCAGTGTGCTTGATGCTGGTAGCAACCTTGTCCCAGTTGGCACCAGTACCCAGCGCGGCGTCAGACGGAGAAGCACCGCCGTTGGCGATATCCCAGGCGTAGCCGCGCAGTCCCACGCCGAAGCTGTAGTCGATCTGCAGCGTGGTTTCGATGCGGTCCTTCCCGTTGCTGGTATCGATGTTCGAGATCAAGTCCCGGGCATCGTGGACAGTAGCTGCGCCCTGAGTGAGTGACAGCACACGGCGTTTGGCAGGAGCCGCAGGGGTGGTCGTTGCGGCGCTGTAGAGTGCCGGGGCATCAGTAACGACGATCAGGCGACCCAGGATGTCCACCACCTGCACACTACCAGCCAGAAACAGGCGCTCGGCGTTGGCGAGGTTCTGGCCGATGAAGCCGTGGAACTGCGCACCATCCATGACCTGGGCGATCAGTTGGCTTGAGCTATCGCCGAACAGGGCGTGACTGTCGTTGACCGAGATGTAATCCAGCTTTTTCGAGCCGGATACGTCCACAACTGCCGCGGCACCTTGATTACCGATGGCTGCTGCCAGAGAGGCGATAGCGGTATTGAGCTGGTCCTGCAGCAGCGACTCAGCAAAGAAGCGGGAAGCCACTTCAACGCCTTCAGCAGTCGGCTTGCGCAGCCAGGTCATTTGCGATGGCTCATAGCGTACCGGACCAAAACCGCCCGCAACTTTCACCGTGTTGTGGCTGAGTTGGGTGAGATCAACCGAAGCGACGGCGCCATTCGCACTGTTGCGGTTAACACGACGGCGCGCACCGGCCAGGCTGGCGTAGAAGCTGGTTTGCAGGAAATCGCCACTGAAACCTTCAGTGGTCAGCAAAATAGCGCCGCCGCTCGCAGCATTGAAGCGATCCACCATCTGCGCCAGCGTCTCGATAGTCGCGGGCATGAAGTAGGTGTTGAACACCTCCATATCGGAAAGTGCCATGTGGTATTACCCCTTTTTTGGTATTGCCCGGACGGGCGGATTTTAAGGAAAGTCGGGGTATCCACCCCATAGCGCCGCACCCCATCCGGGATTACAGCCTTGCTCCGATCAGCCGTTGGACAGATCGGGAAATTGCGAGCTGATCGCGGCAAGACGCTCTTCACGCGACCCGCCGAAATTGCCTTGAGTTTTGCCAGGTACAACCTTGTTGCCGTTCTGGCCTGCGCCGCTGCCCGACTGATTATTCCCCTTCAAGATTTGATCCTTATAGGGGTACTGATCGACCAAGGTTTCCAGAGCTTCATCGAAGTCGGCCAGTTCTCCAGCGCGGGAGCGGCTGTAAATTTTGTTGCCGGCTTGGTCGTAGGCCACGACCTTGCCGTCCTCGAATTTGAAGGATTGGCCGAAACGGGCCTGGACCAGGTCTGCTGGAATGGAAAACTTCTCACCGATCAACTTGGAGCGATTGAAGTTGCCGCCGATGACCTCTCCATAGAGTTGGCTCTGCACCTTCTCCAGATCGGCGGTGAGGGCCTTCTCACGCTCAGTCGAAGCCTTTGCAGCAGCAGCTACCTGCTCTTCCGCTGCTCGCTTGGCGGCCGCCTTGATCTCTTCAACCTTGCCGACGGTAACCAGATCGCCGTCTTTCAGATTCTTCACCGTTTCCAGGGCCTTGAGTGCTGCCGCTGCATCCTCGATACCTTCGAAAGACTTGGCGCGTGCCTCGGCCTGCTCCTTCGCCTCGCGGTGGCCCTGAGCTTCTCGGTTCAGCGCAGAAATCTTGCTGACGGCGGATTGCGCATCGAAGGGCGCTTCTTTGCCATCATCGTAGACGTAGACCGGCTGGCCGTTCTGTACAACCACGTTGCCGTTTTCGTCGAGTTTGAGTTTCATCTGTATGTCTCCGGGCATCCGCCCATTTGGTAGGCCATCCGGCCCGGTGCGGCGCTATCCATCCGAAATCGCGCCCATAAAAAAGCCCCAACCAAGGTCAGGGCAAATGAGAATGTATACTTGGAAATCAGGAACGGGACTTCTACCAATTGATAGTGATGGAAGCCCAATTCAAAGGAGCGTGTAGTGAACACAACTTTTGACCAAAGCGAGACAAACGACGGAAAAAACTCTCCAGGTGCGAGGAATTGGGCGCTGTTAGTTACCCTTCTTGGTTTGGTCGTTACATTGTCAGGAGGCTTGTTAACTTGGTACGCGAGTTCGCAGGCAACAAAGCAAGCCGCAGCCGAAAGCTGTATTCAGCGCGTTGATAAGCAGGAGCTGGTGATTCGGGATAAAGCAGAGGCTCTGCTCGGAAGCGTCGCAGCCTTTAGCAGCAAAGCCGCATCACCGGATGTCACCGAACAGTCATTCCACCAGCTCGGCGAAGCTGTTGTCGACAGTGCGATGCGCTTCATGGCCTACGCCCCATTGGAACTCACTGCTGTTGCAGCTCAGCTCGCTGGTACGGTACAGGTCGGTCTGATGGCGCGAACACCTGAAGAGCAAAACAAGGCCTTGCAGCTCTCGACAACCGCGATGAAGGGATGGGCCACTCAGTATTTCACACTCATGGACAAGTACGATAAACGCCGCAGCGATTGCTTAAATTAGAGGACAACCCTTTCGCCCCGAAGCAGGCAGCCAACGCAAATCAACCCCTTGGTTCCGCCAGTCGGTATTCCATTCTTCATGAGCATGCCGATCTTCGTTTCGATTACCTCACGCCCGCCGCAGCGATGGCACTGGATCATCTCCGCTGGCTTTGGCATGGCTCGCACGCGCTTGCGTACCTGTTCCGCCGGCGTGTCCGGGGCTGGTGTGCCTTGGATGAGGTGAAAGCGGGGCTTATCGGTCATGCTGCCATCTTAGCGAATGTCACTGCATCCCGCTCACGCAACTGTTCCAGAGTGAGGAACGTACCATTCGGGGAGTAGAACTCTTCGAGCTTCATGCCGTCGCGCATCATCCTGGCCCGGACAGGGCCCAGCACCTGCTCCTGGCGTTCCGCCGACTGTCGGCCCAGCCATTCGGCATAGGTCGTATCTGCCGGCACCTGGCCGTCCATACTGGCCCGCTGCTGCTGTGTCATCTCATCTACCGGAATGCCAAGTTCACGCCAGGACCTGGTCCGCGGCGTTGAGGTCGACCTGCAGTTGAAGTGAATCCGACCAGGCCCTTCGAGCCAGGGCACCCTATGACCAATTGGACGGTGGGTACCGACCTCGTAGGGAAGCTTGTCCCTGATGCGGCAGTCCTTGGAGGTTTTGGTATCCAGGGTACTGGTCCAATCCTCCGACGCGATCAGATCGCTGTTTGCAACGTTGAAGTTCTCCCGCGCTACAGCCGCGGTATGGCTGACCGCCGTGCGCACGATCGAAGCCAGGTCCTGCCGTGGACGCTCCAAGAAGCCGTCGGCGTAGTTGTTCGCCCTGCCGCCCCGGATACTGCGCACGATCTGGTCCGTGGTCTTGCCCTCCAGATAACCGGTGCGGACTGCATTGCGAATCTTCGTCATCCGGCCCGCTGCAATCTCCTTGCCCCAGTTGCGCAGCAAACGTCCCTGAAAGGGCCTCGCCATAGCGGCCGCATAGATTTGCTCCGCACCGATGCTGACTATTGGGAAGCGGACCAGAACCGGCTCAGGCACCGTCGCCTTGAACAGATCCTGCTGCCAATCCATTTCGTATCCAGCGAAGCCCTTCAGCTCAGTTTCGAGCAGCTCCATGACCTGGGCATACGCAGCCTCGTTGACCGCACGGACCTCATCCAGCAGCCCTTCCAGGCGCTCCACCGTGAACGACTCGGCCGGCATTCGCTCCAGGGCTTCGGCCAGTGCGGCCGTCAGGCTGGCATCGGACCGATTCAGCAAAGCGATGATGCGGCGCACTACGCCCAGCTTGTACTTGTCGAGGTCTACGGCGTGCGCCAGGCCCTCGTCCCGCAGTGTCTCGTTGACCGTTGCCATTTACAGCACCCCGAGTGCTGGCCCCTGGTCAGTGATCCGTTGCTTTTCCTCCTCCCAGTTCAAGTCGTCGGAAACGACGCCACGGCGCTGGAATTCGGAGAACAGGGTCTGATCCGAAAGACGACCCTGCGATGCCATATTGAGCAGCAGAGGCAGGGTTGTTTCAGGGGCGAAATCCACATCGAAATTACCATTGAGCTGGACGTGCCCGCCCTCAGGCTGATTGGTCCATGCCGCGAAGAACTGCAACACCTGGTCGATCATGTCCTCGAAAGATCCAGCCATGGTCTGTAGCGGGCTCATTTCCTGAGCGGCTTCGTCCTCGGCCTGGGTGGCGGTCTTGGTTGCCTGCTTGTCCTTCTGAAGCAGCTTCGCTCCGGCCAGGCGCATGTCATCGACCAGATCCTGCAAGGCAGTTCGCCCTGCTCCGATGGCAGCTCCCGTGTGCTCCACCCACTTCATGTCGCCATCCTTCGGCAACTTGGTAGCGGTGCTGGTGCCGACCTTCAACTCGAAGGCAGCGTCATCGATGCCGATGATCGCCAACATGGGCACCCGGGCGACATGCAGGATGTTGTCCTGATCGCTCTGCGACTGCCAGTGCTTCACCGCCAGATGGGCCAGCTCGAGCAGAGGCGGTGTGGCGGTCATGAAGCCGGTACGCTTCGTGTAGAACGTCGCCAGGGCGATCATATCCAGGCTTGTCGTGCCCTGGTCATGCAGCGCCCATTCCTTACCGCCCTTCTGGCTATCGCGCTCGCGGTAGGTTGCCCAGGCGCCAGGTATCAGCACTCGAATCTGCAAGATTGGCTTCACGCCGAACAGACCGTCATCCTCTTCGATGCACTCCATGTAGCGGAACTGCGTCAGGACCTGGCCGCCATTCTTTGAAGCAGACCGCCAGCCCAGGACCTGATCGGGCCGGATCATAACGGCGTATGGGCGAACCCCGGCAGCCTTATCGTCTGCCCGAGTAATAAGCCCTTCAGCTTTTGGGTAGTCCACCAGCACATGGCAAAGGCCGTGGGACAGCCCGACAGAGAACACCGTCTGAGCCCAAACCTGCAGATTGTTGCCCTGACGGTCGATGTCTTCGGTGTAAACCTGGATCGATTCCGGGATATCGTCGCTCAGCACAATCGGCTCGGCGAACACCCGACCGGTCATGTTCTGCACCGTCTCGCTGTACGCTGGTAGCAAGGTCGAGCTGTTGAGGCGATCCCTGTAAGCGTCGTCTTCCTCCTTGGGCCACTTGGGCAGGAATTTCTTGCTGGCGGCCCGCATCGCCTTGGTCCCGCCCATCAGCGCATCGACGATCTCCCAGTCCTGGCGCATGGCATCCACGGCCGGCAGTGTTTTGCTTGGGTCGTCGCTCATATTTACATTCTCAGAGATTCGCTGGAGGCGGTTCGGATCTTGATTGGGTACCGCTTGGCAATGAAGTAGCCGGGGGCATCGACCAGGTGGTCATAGCCGGCCTTCTTGTCGGGCTCGCCCTTGTCGTTGTAGACCTGCCGTTCAAGGCATTGGGTGTACTTGGGGCACTGGTCAACGTTCACCCGGTACCGGCGCTCGCCGTATGTGTTGGCGAACATCGCGCACATGGCGTTGATCCGGTCCTTCACCGCGGGGTTGGTCGAGTCCACCACTACGGTGAAGCCGGCCTTTCTCAGCAGTGACAGGTCGGACTCGCTGGCGCTCTTGCTGCTGGTGTTCTGGCCGCTGGCGTCCGGGTAGATGGCAATACTGTGATCAGGGAAGCGAAGCTTGATCTTCTCGATCATCTCGGGCGTGTCACGCACATCGAAAAACTCACTGAGAGCCAATGGCAAATCGTCACGAATGACATGCACCACTGCCGCCATCTTCATGACGTTGAAGTCCATGCCGATGTGCAGCGCCTCACCGCGCTTGATCGTCTCGCTGGTGCGGTTCGCCTCACGGTTGAATGTGTAGTAGACGACCCCTTGATAATTCTCGAAGCTGGCCTCGTACTCCTGCCTGAACGTCCGCGGGTCCATCTTGCGACGGGCAGCGTCGAGTTCATCAGCGGGAACGTTGCCGCCGTCGAGCGAGGTATAGAGCCAGCTCTTGTGGTCCGGCTCATGGCCTGGCCGCCCGTCTTGGTAGGTGTCGTAGCAGTGATTGAAGCCTTTCGGCGTACCGATGCGCAGCGCATGGCCGCCCTTCCGCATCCCGATACCTGGAATCGTGTACTGACAGGTGGACAGCATCGGCCGCAGGACTTCCTCCCAGGCCTCCCACGGGCAGTCGGCCCATTCGTCCACCAGGACAAAGAACAGACCCGAGCCGCGCAGGTTGTCGTAGTTGTCCAGCCCCACCACGCGCATGACATGACCAGACTTCAGCGTAATCGAGCATTCCGTCTCGTTCGGGCGGTGTGCTCGCCATGCTTCGGGAATGGCCTGCTTCAGTCGCCGCCAGAACACACGCTTGGCCTGCTTGAAGGTCGGCGCGCCATACCAGATCTCGTCCTCAACGCTAACGCCCCACTCAGCGGCCAGTCGCGCAGCGCGGCGCATCTCCGCCTTACCCAGGAATGTCTTGCCGAACCGTCGGCCGCACACCGCATCACGGAAGCGGGCCTCAGGTTGAAATCCCCAGCAGTAAATGTTCGCCTGCTTCGGCGTCAGCTTTACCGGCGGGTCATAGGTACGGGGTAGTCGGGACATTCTCGTCTGGCTCCAGCGTGTACTCAGCAACTGCGTGCTGCTGGTCCGCCTGGGAGCCCAGGGGTTTTTCAGGTTCAACGCGGCGATTCACGTAAACGTCGCCGACTTCTTTGGCTGCCTGCTCGTAAAGCTGCGCGGTCAAGGCCAGGTTTCGCATGCTCTCAGCCTTCTCAGCCATCCTTCCCAGGCCGCGCAACCTGAACGCCCTGTTGGCGATCGGAATCTCAGCCGTGTCCTCGCGAAAGCGCTTGCGGGTATCTTCGAAGACAGTCCGCCACTTCACCCCAAGATCACGACCGGCGTACTTCGTGGGGTCGTATAGCTCGCACTGCTGGCGAGTTACATCGAGCCCGAATGTGTCCTTGACCGCCTGCACTACCTGCGTGGGCGTATCAAAGCAGGCCAACGCCTGCACAATGAAGCGCTTCACCTCATCTTTCAGGGCTGCCATATGGGTTTATTCCGTCAAGGTCCTGTCAAGGATCAGGCCGACTTGAGCAGACAGGTTCCGCAGGCCCTCGATATGTTCAATTTCCCCACCTCAGCAGGACTGTTTGCAGCATCCACCAACGCTTGAACGTCAGGGCTCGTACCGTAGCGGCGGACCACACCGACGAACTCCTCGACGTCATGGCTACGCATTTCAAGCTTGGGTAATCCTTCCCGGGTGAACTTGGGCTGGCCGTATCCGTCCTTCGCCTGGGCGATGTGGTACAGCTCATGCTCGACCAGAGCGCAGAAGTCGGTGTCGGAACACTGAGCGCAGTAGTCAGCAGCCAGGGTGATGATGTAGGCCGGAACGTCGCCGAACCAATCACGCATCTGCTGTTCCATCCGAGCCTTCTGCCATCCGCCAGCGCGGAACGCTACCTGCTCGGCCTGCCCCAGGACTGTGCGGCCCTGCTTGTTGAAGCTCGACGAGGCCCACATCACTCGGATGTCTGCATCCAGTAGGTGGGCATGATCGGGATTGTGGATGCTGCCCGTGTCGGCAAGGATCTCGGCCCGGAGCCATTCCCACACCTCAAGTGCCGGAGTCAGACGGATACCGAAGTCGGATAGATCCGATAGCTCAAGCAATGACGCTGGGGGATATGGCCTATCCATGGATCACCTTGAGCTTGAAATAGTGGCGCGTTGCCGGTATTGGTGGCATTCAACTAAATGGAGTTCGAGTCATGGCAGAAGGCATCAAAAACATCGGCAACATTGTCTCTCACACATACCGCTCGCAGTCATCTGACACTCAAAGAGCAATGGCAGTCGCTGCCGCCTTAGAGCTCATCGCGCTGAATGTGAGCGGCGCGCACAGCGGCGGCCTGCTGGATTCTGAATTGAAAAGCTTGGGTGATTACGCCGACAAGATCCAAGAAGCCCTGAAAACAAAGTGATCCCCCGTGCCGCACTCACATGCGGCACACCTACCCTTCTCCGCCGTCGAGCAGCACATCAGTCAGCTTCTGCTCGCCGAGTTACATCGCATCGAAAGCAAACATTGCAAGTCGTCGCACGTTGGCACAGGACTGAACACCGTGACTTCGTCTTTCGCCCCTATTCGGCTGATAGTATCGGTCGCTGCGATCCAACCAGAACTTGATTTCGCACAAAACGCCCCCAATGTCGGATAAGCCAACCACAAGGATCTATTGGACATGATTGACTTCATAAACCAGGCAGGCCAGGCCGCAGTGCAACTTGCGGCCTCTTTCCTGTTGCTCGGGAATCGCGATAAGGCAAATGAGACTGCGATCGCTTTTGCCCGTAATCACAATGAGGCAGCCGTTGCGCTTCTTACGGCAGAGGGCTATTTACTGACTCAGATGCAGGAAGTGCACGTGAATCGCGATCCTCTGGATTTTTTGACGTTACTAAGTCCCATTACTGACCTGAAAATTCCGCACCCAGACAAAGCGAAAACACTCTTTGTCACCCGCGAAGAGGCCATCAACGCTTGCTGGGACTTGTACAAAGTCCGCTTATAACCCAAAGAACATCATCTGAAGGGATCCGAGGGTTTGGCGATCGAGCGAACGAACCACATGAAGCCCTGCTACAGGTTGGTCTTGGCCAACGCCAGCAGGCGCGGGTCAACGCCCTCAATCTGACCGATCTGCTTGAACAGTTCGCCGGCGTCAGCCTCCAAAGCCTTGATTGAGTTCATACCGTCGATTTCGGACTGAGTCAGGTCGCGGTAGCCGGTGATCTTCTTGTGCTGGTTATCCATGCTGCTCTCCTCGTCGCGTGCCGCGACACAATTTGCTGGCTCGCGAAACGTGTCGCGACCTATTTGGCTCGACGGTCGATACCGCCCGGGGCTTTGTCACAGCCCATGCAGTGCTCGCAATTAAGGTGACGGCAGATCCAGGCCTTGACCCGCTGCCAATACGTGACCATGAACAGGTGGCGTACGCCGGCCAGGGCCAGGGCGATATGCAGCGTCAACCCGGCAATCGTGGGACCGAACAGGAAGCTGTTGTGCCCTGTGGTCACGACATAGGCGCTGATGGCGATGGTCGAGTAGATCAGCTTCCCAAGGATGCCGTCCCTCACCTTCCCGCTCACCACGCACCAGAAGGCCCACAGCGCAATGAAGGCGCAAGCGATGGAGTTGATCAGTTCAAGATTCATGGTGGATTGCCTCCCCCGAACCGCTGGCGGATGAACGCCCAGAGGTCAGCGGCTTTGATCGCCCGGGTGATTGCCGCAATGAGCGATCCACCGAAGGTGCCCAGGAGGAACCCGACACCCGCCACGCTGCGCGGCTCGACTACTCCGAAGTAGGAACTGATCAGGCCCGTCAGATAATGGGCGCAGACAGCACCCGAGAAAATGAAGATTGCCCAGGCTTTCCGATCTACCAGGTCATCCCGGTGCCAGAAGCTGGCGGCAATCGCGCCAAGCAATCCCGCAAATGCCCAGTCGAGCTTATCGAACAGGCGCTGTAGTAACTCCATGCGCTCGACTCCGTGGGCATGATGACTGGCTGAAGGCCATGTAGAATTCCCTTTCCCACTACTTAAGGACAAGGGCATGAAAATAAGTAAATCTTTGGTGGTACTTGCATCACTTGTCACATCAGTCGCGACGCAGGCTGGCGATTTTTCAAGTGCTGACATTTGCAAGGCAGCGATCTCTGTGGAGATGGGACGCCCGACAAAAACGATGAGGACGAAAGCCGCCGAACCAGTCCCGGAAATCTCATATCGTCGTCCGGATGGCGACTCTTTCCGGTACAGGTGTCAGGTGTCCGCTGATCGTGTCATTTGGTCAGCATTCATGGATGACACCAATGAGTGGGGACGCTGGAGGAATCAGTACTCAGAGGGCGACGCCTCGACGACATACTCAGTTTCAAAGGGTGTGTTGACCATCAACAACGATCAGTCAGGTAGGCAAACTTTCAGAAAGAAGGATTTTTAAAGCCCCAAAAGGAACCAGTTTCGCCGCCTCTGTCTTGCGTCTCCCTGCAAGCATCTGAGGTCGCGATGCGCGGGCTGCCGGTGTTGTTTCAGCACGCCGAACTGCCCGGCTAATCAGTGTCTAGGCCTTGCCGAAAGCTCTCCTGGTTACAGGTAAATCTGAGGCACAAAAAACCCGGCGCTGGGCCGGGTTTTGTCGAGCATAGAGCTCAAATGACGCTGAGACTTGCACTAGCCGCGAGGCAACTTGAACCAACGGAATGAATTGTATCGAGTACTGCGGCTCCGAAGATTTTTCCCATTCCACTATCCCCCTTCGCAGATTTCACCGCTGCGGTCGGCATTGCATGGCTGATAACAACACTTTTGACAGACGCCAGAACAAGCAACCCGAGGATTGAAACTGCCATCGCCCCAGGAAACGACCCTGGGTGTCCCAGAAACTGGGTGCCAGGCAAACGCGCTGGCTATGGCTGAATTATACGTACCTAACAAGGCAAACTAAACATTGAAATGAAAAACCCGGCTCGCAGGCCGGGTTTCTTTCGTCAATCCTACACACGCAGGAATGACAGGATGGGGATAATTTCGCTCATTCGCTCACTGATGTCAACAGGCAATCATGCTGCCCTTTCAATCAGTAATCCTTCAGCCTCCAGAATGTCGGCGGCATGCGCCAAAGCTTCGTTCACCAGATTGTCAGCGGCCTTGCCGATATCCTGACGCCACCGGCGGCGAGTCGACTCCGGGGTACCGTCGTTGTCCCAAGTGTTCATGTCGTAGAAGCTGTCCTTCAGCACGATCATGTCGGCCGATCGGGACTCGTCTCTCTTTGCCTTGGCCTGACCTGCCGCCAGCGCAGCCTTCACCACAGCTTCGCGGCGCCACTCTGGTGCATCCAGCGGGATCTCGACGGATACGGATGTAGCAGCCTTCGGCCGTGCGCCCTTCAACTGCGGGATAGCCCAGGCAGTGGTCGCCTTGAACAGGAACAACTTCGGGGCTGGGGTGTTGATGAGAGTCTGCAACGCAGCGATGGCCTGCACCTTGCGCCCCTTGTGGGTGCTGTACTTCGCCACCAGCGCATCCCAGTACTTCTGTTCGAGCGCGCTGTGGAGTCGAGCGGAAACCCAGCAGTCCACCTGCGTCCGGTCGATAGCGTCCGCTCCGCGGGAGCGAACCAGTGTCGCCAGATCGCCGCCCTCCTCCTCGTCGGCAGAGTTATACAGCTTCTGCCATGCCTGTTTGCTGGTGTTATCAATGGCCTCAGCCGCGAGGGCAGAGACAACTGCGTTCAGAACGCCTGGATAGATCATGCTGCTGCCCTCTTCAGTTCGCGGGTCTTGGCCCGATATTCGGCGGTCATCGCCTTCAGTTGCTCGGCGGTGTATTTCTTCGGTTCATGCGGGCCTTCCAGCCAATCGACGGCCTCGGGGCCGATCCTCTTCACCAGTTCGATGCGGTAGTTCACGATGTCGCCGGACTTGTGGTTGTTGCAGGGCGCGCACTGCTTGTGAACGTTGAGCGGTTCGAAGCGAAGCTCTGGGCTGGCTGCGACCGTCCGGTAGTGGCCGGCGTGATACTGGCCGTCGTGGTGCCGGCCGCAGCTCACACAAGGCAGTGCGGCATCTCGGATACGCACCCACTCGTTGAACGCTTGCTGGGTGTCCTTCGCATGCGCCGCCCGGCTCTTCAGCTTCTCCTTGCGTACCTTGATCTCCCGGCGCTCGACCTGGGCCAGCGACTTGCGCTTCTTCTCCGCCTTGGCCCGGGCAATGGCAACGCCACAGTCTGGCGAGCACCAAGTTTGGAAGCTGGCCCGAGGGACGAATGAGGCCCTGCATGTTGGGACCGCGCATTTCTTCGGGCGGGGTTGCTTGGCTGCGAGGCTGTTGGCTGTACGGCTCATGCGGACCTCCATATCTGCTCGCGCGTCTTCAGGCCATTCTTCCTGGCCTCACGCTTCACCTTCCGCAGTTCGGCCTGCACCTGCTCAAGGGTCATTTCTCCAAAGTGAATCTTGGCGGCCAGGGATGCGCGCAGTTCCGAACTGTCGGCGACAATCCCCTGCTCTTCTGCGATCTGCAGAGCAACGCGCTTATCCATTCGACGGTCGTACCAGGCGCGCCTGCTCATGCTGCCGCCTCCCACTGCTCAGGCATCTGCCCCTTCGGCTCGCTCCAGACCACGCCTTTGTCGGCGCCGAAGGCGTACATGCACTCGATGACGTCGCCCAACTCGGCCACGGACATGCGCTTGGTGCTCTCGCCCAGCATCACAACCCCGCCGTTGATGCCCTGGGCTATGCGGATCTCCTGGCGGGCTGCAGCGGTCATGAGTGCCTTCCAATCCTCGCTGTCGAGCTTCTGCATCACGCCGTTGACCGGCCAATCCACCTGGTGGGAGATATCGCCCAGCATTGCCCACAGCTTGGCGTTCTGTTCCAGGGTGCGGCGGGACTTCACCGGGCGGACGATGATTTCGACTGCGCCGGAAGCAGCCAGCTCGGTGGCGAACAGGTAGGCCAGGCGGAACACTTCGCGGATGCGGTTGGAGCCGGATGACCAGAAGTGACGAGGTTTGTGGATGACGTTGGTCATGACTGCACCGCCTTGCCCATGGCGGCGCGACGCGCTTCGTGGAACGCCATCACCTGCTGCATTCCGTCATCCACTGCGACGATCTCGCGGTCGAAGTAGGCCTGGCTGTCGGTTTCACCTTCTGGAGGCAGCTCACCCGGACCAGCCAGCGAGTTGTAGATCCACTCCATGGCGGCAGCCGGGCCCTTGCCGTGCTCCTCCTCAATGAGCGCCGATCGCATGGCGAGGATGTAGCGACTGAAGAGCAGATCCATCTCCCTGATGCGCATGCGGGTCAGTTCGTTCTCGGCCTTGAGCTGGTCGTGTTCAGCCCGAAGTTCGTCACGGTCGCGCACAAGAAGCTGGCCACCTGCAGCCAGCCGCTCATTCTCGGCCAGCAGCTCCAGCGCCACCTCCTCCACGGTCTTGGCGCCCAGGAATTCCTGAAGGGCTTCGGTGTTGCGCTGCCAGTCTGCGCAGTCAGCGCGAAATGATGCGGCTTCGGCCCAGAGCAGTTTTTGCAGTTTGATTTTGTCGATGGTCATTGCGCCGCCCTCTTCTCTTCCAGTTCCTGGGCCTGCTGAATCAGCATCGCCCGGCGATGCTCCAATTCGTTGGCCGCTTCAATCCGCATTTCGTTCTTCCTGTTGGCGCTGGCTCTCCGAAACTCCAGCATTGACTGCCTCACCATCTGGAGCTTTGCGCGAAGCTTTGAAGAAGGCCGCGCAACCTCACCGGTGAGTAGCGCCACAACCGCGCGCCCGTCTTCGGTGATTGGCTCGACACTCAGGTCTGCCAAGTACTTCCGCCCGTGCTCTTGTGGGATCCGTTTCATCTCAACGGCTTTGGTGACCGCCTGGATCCTGCGATTTGCATCGAAGCCCACGGAGACATGCCAGTTGACTGGCTTCGTCTCCTCACGGGCTTGGCCGACAAATCGCTCGTAGGCACTGTTGAACGCCATGCGGGCGCCGACTTTGTCGCCGGCATCGAGCACGGGTTTGGCAGCAGCCAGGGCAAGCTGGATTTCGTCAGTCAGCACCACGGTTTCGAACTCATCATTCGTGGTCATGGCAATAGCCCAAGCCTCGTCCTTGCCCGGGCGGCCGTCGGATGACTGGACGCGCTGCAGGATGTCGGCCATTGCCAGCTTGCCCTTCACTTCGAAGCGGCATGCCTTCAACGCGGCTTTGACGACAGGAACCGAGTAGGCGCAGAGGTCTTCGGCCATCATCGCCGCGGTGCCGGGGTTCATTTCCTGGCCCATGGCTTCGGCCGTCGCGCAGATGGCAGCAGCCAACCCGGCAACCTGTTGATCGTTCATTTCAAAGGTATTCATTGCGCTCTCCTGCCTGGCGCTTGGCCAAGACCATTTGCGCAGCCTGCTCGGCAGCGGAGACGTTCGCCTCGGTACGCTCCATCTGGCGAGCGGTCGTCCCGTTGATGCGTTGACCGGTCACCCACTGGGTGTGGTAGCTCTCGGCGTTGGCCAGCAGCTCGTTGAGGCTGTGGCATTTGCGAAGGACTGCGGCATCGCTCGTTTTCAGAAAATGGGCAGCGACGTGATGGGCAACATCGGCGCCGAGGCGGTCGACGAGCTGACCGAGCTGACCACCAACCTTGGCGTTCCACACCGGCCAGGTGCTGTACCGCTTGCGGTAGGCCATGGCGTAGTTCGCCCAGACTTTGAAGGTCTTGCAGGCTTGGTCCTTTGGCCCTGGCATGTCAGCGGGGATCTCGACCCGGGGCGCCTCGGTGCGGTCAACAACCAACACCAGGTTGCGAGATTGAGCCGGTGCGGCCTCGGCGTGAGCCGGGGCTGCAACTGGTTCAATGACCGGTTCATTGACTGGTTCAGAAGAGTGACCGGTTCTGGGTGCAGCTCCTGCACTACCCCCTGGTGCAGGAGATTCACTAGGGGGTGAACCTGCTGCACCTCCCTGGTGAATCTGCTGCACTACCCCTGGTGCAGGAGGTGCACCACCATCCAGTGTCAGGAAGTAAACGTTGGAAGAGTTACCCTTGGGGCCGCCCTTGCGGATTTCCTTGCGCAGCAGGCCAGCCTGCTCCAAGGCAGTGATGTGGTTCATGACGGAACGCTTGCTGATCTCGCACTGGTCGGCGATGTGCTGATAGGAAGGCCAGCATTCGCCCATGTCGCTGGCGTTGTCTGCCAACTTGATCAGCACCAGCTTGCGCAATGGATTGCCGACGCGAATTTTCATCGCGGCGACCATAAGTCCCATGCTCATGCCACACCTCCGGAGAAGGCGCGGAAATCAATCGTCTGCACACCTTTCCAGCTATTGCAGGACATGCAGAGGGTTTGGAGGTTGCCCAAAGAGGCCTCTCCGCCTTGGCTTTCAGGTTTGATGTGATCAACCCTCAAGCGAATCAGCACCGAGCAGCCACAGCGCAGACAGGCGTGACCGTCGCGGGAGAACACTCGAGCGCGCAGGCCGGATGGGATTGGCTTTTTTTTCGACCTGCGCCGTGGCGGGAGGACTGGGGGTTGGTAGGCGGTGACGTGCCCCATTCGATCCGGGTTCCAATCGCAGCCTTTTTCGGTGAGTCGAAATGCCTCAGCGCGCAGCTCGATCAATCCGGCCTCCTCCAGGGCCTTCAGCATGCGGTAAGCGGTGTCCGGTTTATCGGTGAGCAGCGGCAGTTCCTCGGTGATCTTTGCCTTGCTCAGCGCGAAAAAGACTCCGTCGTCAGTCTTGACCGGCTTGGCCCAACTCGGGCAGCCGTAGACGAACGCGAACAGCAGAGCCTGTTGGGAGTTCAACCCCCACTCCAGCGCCTTCGCCTGGTTGATCGTGACGGTGAATTGCATATCAGGCCTTCCCGACCAGTTTGGCCAGTTCGAGGAAGCGATCGACGTACCAGTGAGGCTGCATCTCGCGTGGGGATTGAGGGTTGGTCAGGTTCTTGCCGTAGGTCATGCCCTTCTCGGTCACCGACCAGAATGGGACCATTTCATGTTTGGAGTTCTTGCGCTGGAGCTGCTTCAGAAAGCCCTTGGTTTCCAGTGCGCGATTGAACGCAGCGGGAGCCACGCGAATGCCGTTGTCTTTCAGCAACGCCGTGGCTGACTTGGTGGCCATCGAGGAACCGCCGGTAGCATCTGACGCGGCGTCGACGGCGTAGCCTAGGAGGAACTTCGGGTCAAGACCGTTGTTCTGGGCGATCTTCGTGAGCATCGCCATCTGGCAGGATGGAGCCGGCTTCAGCAGGCGCGTGAAGCACTCCATTATGGCGATCTCGCCAACGACCTTGGTGCCATTGAGGAGAACCTGCTCGCGGGCGCTCTGCTGCTGCTCCAGCTCCCGCCAGCGGCGAATCACCTTCATGCGCATCGGGGCGCTGTAGCCGGTCAGCAGGCAGTCGGTGTGATCGCGGTCGAGCATGTATTCGACCTGCTCCCGGTTTTGGCCGTCCAGATAGATGTGCTCAAAACTGAGTACATCTAATTTCAGTTCTTTCAGCATCGCAGCGATGTCGCGCTTCACGTTGGCGTGCCGCTTGCCTGTGACGTTAGCGATCTCGCGGGAGGACATCGTGGTACGCGACACGTTCTCAGAATTCGAAAAACGTGTCGCGACACTGTTGGAGGTGTTGCTTGAATTGGGTTGGCTCTGCATAATCGGGCCTCTCTAGTTTACGAATCAGCCGACCTCGACCGTCGGCTTTTTTGTGCCTGGGTTTTCTGGGCTGCTACTTGAGAGCGCTGACCCAAAGACCCCTTTCTTGGTGGTGAACTCAGAATTCCGCGCATGCGCGGAAAATCAGGCGATCTTCAAATTCGGTTGGTGCTTTTTGATCAGTTCTTCAGCCTTCCGGCGAAGCTCCCCTGCCCGCGCCTCAACTTGGCGGCACTGTTCGGCGAAAGCCGGTAGGTGCGGCAGGTCCTCTTCGCACATCACCTGATCGTCAAAAACCTCGCTGCCGGTGTCGATCACGTCGCCCAGTGCGCGGATCAGTGCACCGAAGCTTTTATTGGCGCATTGGTCGCTCTGCATCTGGCGCGCGCCGGTCAAGCCGTGGCGGCCGGCCAACTCATTGATGCAGTTGTCGCGGAACTCAGGTTCAAGAGCACTCACCCAGGACTCTTCAAGCCAAGAAGGCATTTCCTGATCGCCCGAGAGCCAGCGCTGCACGCGCTTCAACCAGCGACCTGTAGCCTTCACGAATTCGCCCACGTCGTTAAGGCGCGCCAACTCATTGAAGTCCGGGACCTTTGCTTGAACGATCTTCGCGGCAGGAACTCGCAAGCAAATCTCTCGACTCAGTGCTTGGGCAAAATCGTCCTGGCTCAAGCTGGTTCGGGCGATCTGGTTTGCTGCATGCGCCACCAGCACCTGGTCGCGGGTTTGGGCGCTATGTCTTGGACTGGACGTTTCCATGGGGACTGCTCTCTTCTAATCTGGCTTCAACGGATTGGCGGACAGGGACGTCGCTTAGGCGGCCATCTCGGCCCAAGGAAACGACGGGCACAGGTTTTCTTTTTTGAAAGCACCTTTGGTCAGCGCCTCCGCTCGTTTGGCAATAACCGGAGACATGCCGTGCTTCCCCCGAACCCAGCCGGAAACGGTGCTTTGATCAACCTTGAGCTTTTCGGCGGTGGCCTCCTGGGTGCCGAAGTAGTCAACGAGGCCTTTGTAAATTGCGTTCATGATGCCCCTCCATACGGGAATACCCATATAGTAGGTTATGGGAATGCCGATTTGCAAGGATATGGGAGCACCCGTAATACTTCGCAGATGGAATTTAAAGACCGACTCAAAACAGCTCGTCGCCACGCCAAACTCAATCAAACTGAGCTTGCAGAGCGCGTCGGCCTCACGCAGACCTCAATCTCGGATCTCGAGAGGGGAAAATCGAAGGCAACGGCCTTCGCAGCTCAGATCGCATCTGTATGTGGCGTGTCCCCAATGTGGCTGGCTGAAGGTGTCGGCGACATGCTCAAGGGCGTGGACGATCATCATGCTGAGCGAATTCAGCCCGGCGTAAAACTTGGCGCCATCGAGATCTGGGATGACGAAACCCCGCTCGATGACGATGAGGTCTATGTCCCCTTCCTGCATGAAGTCGAACTGGCGGCCGGATCGGGCAAGTTTGCGATCGAGGAAAGCGCAAACTCGCGCCTGCGCTTCAACAAGAAGGACCTGCGCCACAACGGCGTTCAGTTCAGCAACGCGAAATGCGTAAAAGTTGGCGGCAACAGTATGGTGCCCGTGCTGCGCGATGGCGCCACGGTGGGCGTGAACGTCGGCAAGAATTCTCTGAGCGATATCGTCGACGGCGAGATGTACGCCATCAACCACAACGGTCAGCTTCGCGTGAAGCAGGTCTACCGGATCCCGATCGGGATTCGCCTGCGCAGCTTCAACCGCGAAGAGCATCCAGACGAGGACTACACGTTCCAGCAGATCCAGGAGCAGCAGATCTCAATTCTGGGGCATGTGTTTTGGTGGGCGATGTACTCCCGATAAATAATTATATTCTCGAAGCACATGGAGTTAATGATGGAATTCAAGGACATTAAAGAGATAGCTGAGTTTTTGTATTATCTTTCTTGGCCCGTTGTCATATTTGGCATTCGCGCCGCCTGGCTGCAACTCAAAGCATTCAATGTCGAATCTGAAACTCGCTTCAAAAGAGAGAGTATTATTATTTCCATTGACATCCTAGAAAAGAAAATCGATCAAATTGGTGAGAGCTTCTACAAAGCTTTTGAACATCCGAGCTGCAATACTGCCCCGGAACATAACCAACAATTCGTAGGTTACTCAACAGCTAGTAATACCTTGTCCGAAGAATGGCTTAACTGGTATCAAGACTCTGATCAGATTGAATTTTTCAATCATATTACTGACAGTCTAAATCATCTTGAAACCTTGTCTCAGTATTTATTTTCGGGCGTAGCAGATGAAGAAATGTGCTACAAACTTGAGCACTCAATGATATTAAAATTCATTAATGAGATGATGATTTATATCGTTGAGTCTCGTACTACCGAGGATGACCCACTATATGAAGGGATTGTAAAGCTTCATAAAACATGGACAGCAAGGCTTAACCATGATAACAGCCTTAAACAACTCGCCCAGGCTCAGAGCAACGTCAATTCGCACGTTAGGCCTCAACGCGCGCCGGTGCTTGGCGAAAAATAAGATCCTAGATATATACGTGCTACAGCACTTCTCCACTGGGAATTAAATGGCGTATCAGGCAACTTCGTCCACAATTAGTACTCAAAGCTAAAATTTCTCTGGACCAGATATGCAATGAAGGTCCTAGGCCTGAGTTTGCTAGGAACTGTATGCCTGGTCAGTTGCATGATTGGGAGCGGCACCAATAGCATTGCGATGATCGCTAGCATCATCTCCTTCCCGAGTGCGATCGCGCTGTATTTCTACCCAACAATCTGCGCTGTCGGCGCGCCCCCCAAAACCACGCCGATCTTCGCGCTAAATCTCCTCGCCGGCTGGACTTTATCGGCTGGGTAGCGGGCATTCATCTGGGCACTCATCCACAGTGCCCATCCAGTCGAGACGACAGCTTACGCCGAGGAGCTTGCTGCCGCCGCCGCGAACAAGGACTGCCCGCTCTGCGCGGAAACAATCAAGGCCGCCGCCAAGAAGAGCCGATACTGTGGCTCTGCCTTGGAACAAGAGACGGTGTAGATAGCCCGAGCTTCAGCTGAAGCCCGCCAAGCGCGGGCTTTTTTGCAACCAAAAATATGGGAAAATCAAAATTTATGGGAATTCCCATTGACACTAAATATGGGTACTCCTATATTTCACTTATCGCAACGACACGCAGTCACTGCGAAGGGCCTCAAGAGACCCGCCGCTCTTTAGCGACACCCCTTGCCGGATCACCACCGGCCCAGATTCGAAGGCAGCGATGAACCGGCCTCAACGGTTCAGAGGGTTGGCAACTGACCCGGGCGTGCAGCGTAAAACGCTAAGAACAGTTATCCAGCGGGAAAAAAAGCCGAAAGGCCCGCGGCTGGAGGAACAATTTGATTGAGCCGGCGACTGACGCCAGTAGCGGGAAGCCGGCCAGCAGAAGATTTCACGTCAGCGCCTGAATCGGGCGCTTTCGGAAGCCAACTGCAGGGTGGTTATCGACGCTTGCCCATGCCCGGTGCCCCTCCGCTAACGATCTGAACCCATCCCTTAGGCATGGATCGATCCGGTGCGGAAGGCAGATAAGTTTCGTTGATGTCTTTCGTGCATGCCGGGCAGAGAGTAGGAGGTCTTTCCCAGTCAGCATGAACTGAGAATTTGCTGTTACATCGCCAGCAGATCTTTCGAACCCATTTTGAATCGGGTTCCTTTACAGAAGGTTTTGTCCGCTTTAGCGGTGAGACAGTCTTAGGCTTTTTCGCAAGTTTTCTGGCTTTTTTCGCTTCTTTGATCGCCGCTCTTGCGGCCCTACGGCTCTGCTTCGTGCCCTTCTGCTTCGCAACTTCTTGAAGCTCAATGATTTTGTTAAGAAGCGCAAATTCCGAACGAAGCTCTCTGGTTACGTCATCAAGCTCATGGTCGGCCTTGTATGCCAGTTCCTGGGCGACATGTTTGTCGATCTCTTCGCGCTTGCGGGCAGCAAGCTCGGAGAAATACCGCTCCGACTCTTCGCTGAATCCATGCCCAGGTACGTGCTGCGTTGGCTTGCCCACGCTGGACTTTCTTACGAGCGTCAACCGTTGAAGCTTATCGCCATCCATGTGGAATCCCATTCCCCGGCCATACCGGCAGAGTAGCAATTAGCCGGTATTGAGCGCCAGCCAATTGATTCTTCTGTCGGGGTGTTGACCGAACTGGCGAATGACCGGCAGGAGGCGCGAGCAAGACCACATATTTACTGATGCCGCTTCTATGAGGCGGCATTGGAAATCAACTGGAGGAACACAGCATGACCACGATCATCGAGCACACCTTCATCAGCGGCGCACAGGTGAGCATGGAGATGGATAAGGACGAAGGTGAGCTGTTCGTCTTCCACTGCCCAGCCGGTCAAGGCTGCAACGTCAGCAAATGGCCTTTGGACAGTTACCACATGCCGATCGCCATGGCGCATTACGAACAGTGCTGCGAGTTGGAACGCGCTACCTGAACAACCAGCGCCACGACAGCCTGTCGTTAACTGCCCGATCCTCTCTATGAGAGCGCATCGGATATAGCTCGGCCATCTGCGTGATAGCAGGGTGGCCACCTTGTCCCGAGCCAGAGGGGTTTTCATTCCCCGGCGTAGACGGGCAACACTCGGATGGATTCGAGCTATATCCGATGCGGACGAAACTGCGGCCTATAACCGCCCACCTGCATCAGATCGCCTGACCGAAGGTGCACTTAAGTCAGGAGGAACTGGAGACGGCCGTGGAACTCGGCGCCGGAGACGTAACCGGCAACCCTCCCCGCTTTTATCCGTCAGCACTCTCCCCCGCGCCCATCGGCAACCAGCGGGAGGCATGAGTGTTGACGAATACAGGTGAACAACCAGCCACACCGGAGGCAACGATGAACGCAGCTTTGAAACTCAGCCAGGAGCGTTTCGACGCTCACTTGCCTCCGCCGGTGAGCGAGAGCCCACGAGAGAACGCCCGGGCGGAATGGATCTTCAACGCCGTCGAGCAGCTTGTTCAGTTCGGCGTCGACGTTTCGTTCCAGCGCCGAATGCGCACGCCACAGGGCGTGACCGTGGCACAACTGGCTCTGGCCGTTGATGAACACGTGAACGGCCGTCTCGCGGGCTGTGAGGTTCACTCCCCTGCCCTGGGCAATCTGCTGCTGTCACTGGGTAGCCGGCCCGACCAGAACGCCGTGGTTGAACTGCTCGGCCCCAGCGATCACCCACTCGGCAAGCTCGGCGAAATCGCGCAGATCCTTATCGAGCCCTTGGCCGATGACGCCCTGATCGCCCAGGCAGAGGACGAAGAGCTGTGAGCCCCCATATCCTGATCGACGAAGCGCTGGAAAGCCTGGAACACCCCGACAGCGAGCCAGGCGCACAGGTCGTCGTGCAGAACATGATCAACAACATGATGACTGGTGAGTTGATCAGCATCGACGAGTTCAACCACTACTGTCAGCGCCTCAACAGGATCGTAGCCAGGCGCAAGGAGTTGTCATGAGCACTGCACCGGTGAAAACGCTGATCGACGAACAGATCGAAGAGTTGCCCGCCGACCGCATGATCCTGGCCTTCACCCACGAAAAGTGGCTGGGCGCCCTGTCGCTGGCTCATGACGCTGGCATTCCCAATGTCCACGCTTGGTGCGGCCGAGCTTGCCTTTGCGGTGAATGGACTGTCGCCTATGAGGTGAAGGCGTGAGTTTCTTCGAAGACAACATCGAGGATGGCAGCCACTGCATGAGCTGCTTCGAGTTCATCGGTGAAGACGTTGGTTATCCCCGTTGCTGCCGTACCTGTGGCGGCGAAGGAAGCGCGCCGAATCCTGAAGGCCATAAAAAGCGCATGAAGGCAGAAGCCATGCAGCGCTTTGACGGCTGGCTGGCCCGCACCGGCATTACGCACAGGAAGCACAACAACGGCTATCACGTGGTTTTGACGCTGCCCGACGGCCGAATGATTGACTGCTGGCCCAGCACAAAGAAATGGCAGCTTCGCGGCCAGCGCATGAGTCGCAACGGCAAGGCGCTGCATGAATTGGTGCTACAGCAACTGAGGCCATGGTCATGAAAACCCTCACATGGATCATCACTACCACCCTGCTCGTGACCATGCTTGCCTACACCGTGGTCAAGGAACGCTACGGCACCTGCCAAGTGCCGCAGCTCTCCCAGGTGCTGCAATGAACAGCCGCCAACGCCTGCGCAGGATCTACACCTGAAGCGGATCGGCAATCGTCCTTTTTCTCTTTGCAGCTTGGATGCTCGCAAGCGCCTACGCCGATCGCATCACCTCCTAACTCACACCTTCAAGCGCTGCGCACGTCGCGGCAAGGAACAGTCATGCTCGCAGCAATTGCTGATCGCATTCGTTCTAAATCCTATGAGCTTCCGCTCTCCCGCGATTATGTCCGCCATTGGGGCCTGAAAGAGGCTATCCGGGAGTTGGTACAGAACGCACTGGATAGCGAATCGCCCTTCGAATACGCCTTCGCCGACGGCCAGTTGTTCATCACCAGCCGTTTTGCACGCCTGGAAGCCAGCACCCTGGTGCTTGGTAGCACGTCAAAGGCTGACCGCTCTGACGCGATTGGCAGTTTCGGCGAGGGCTACAAAATCGCCCTGCTGGTGCTGACCCGAAACGGCTATGACGTGAGGGTACTCAATGGCAATAAGCAGTGGGTTCCTGAGTTCCGGCACAGCGATCAGTTCGACGCTGAGGTGCTGTGCATCAACGAGACTCCGGCGCACCGTCAGAATCAAGGTGTTGAATTCGTCGTTTCTGGGCTCACCGAGGAAGACGAAGCGGAAATCCGCGGCATGTGCCTGCGCATGCAGCCGCCGATGAGCGACGTGATTGGCACTAAGTACGGCCACATCCTTCCCTCTCGGCCCGGCAAACTCTACGTCGGCACGTTGTTCGTGTGCGACACCGACCTGACCTACGGCTACGACATCCTGCCAGAGCACCTGCAGCTTGAGCGTGATCGCCAAACGGTCAGCGGATGGGACCTGAAACAGGTATCCAAAAACGCTTGGATCGATACCGGGCGCCTGGACGAAGTGGCGGAGAAGATCGAGGCAGGCATCCCGGACGTCGAATATGTCGAGTACGGCAGCACCGAGCTTGTGAGAGACGCCTGCTACAGGCTGTTCCAGCAGAAGCATCCAGGCGCCATTGCCGTTCAGTCCCAGGATGAACTCAACGCCTTGGTCAAACAGGGCATGACCAACACCGTAGTAGTAAGCAGAACATTCCACTCGCAAGTCGCCAACTCGACCTCCCACAAACAGCGGGTCGCCCACGTCGTGACCATCCAGACACCGAAATCAGCACTGGAAGAATGGTACCGCGACAACAAAAAGTACATGAGCAGGCTGCCCGCGGCTTCCTTCAAGGAGCTGGTGAAGCGCTCTGATGGCTGGAGGAACAAGTGATGTCCGATAACACCAGAATCTGGGATCAGGTCGAGACTACCGATCCCGAGGTCACCAAGAAATTCACCGGCGCAGGGGGCTTTAAGGGTACTGCTATCAGGCCCACTTACCTGATGCACCGAGCCACCGAGCTGTTTGGCCCCTGCGGGGAAGGCTGGGGCTGGACTGTCCTTGAAGATCGCTTTGACGAGGGTGCGCCCCTCCAGGCGCCGACGAAAGAGTGGCCCGAAGCGCCAATGATTCGGGCGAAGGTGCACACCGTAAAGGTGGAGCTCTGGTACACAGGCAAAGAGGGTCAGAAGTGCACAATCCAACAGTACGGCCACACGCCCTTCGTGTACCTGCAGCAGGGAAAAATTCTGACTGATTGGGACACGGCGAAAAAATCCCTCACCGACGGAATCGGTAAGTGCCTGCAAGCACTGGGCTTCGCGGCTGATATTTACCTAGGCATGTTCGACGACCCCACCTACGTCGACACCATTACCGAAGTATTCGCACTTGAAAAAGCCGAAGACAAAGATGCGGAGATCCTGCGCCAGAAGCAGGAAAGGCTCGAATGGCTCAACTCGGCCGTAGAGACGATGGGCAAGGCTGTGACCGGCCATGAACTGAAGATGCTGAACGTCAAGTACATCCGCGAGGCCACTCGCCGCAACGAGCCAACGTTTATCGCCCGAATCACCCGCGCCTTCGAAGAGCGCAAAGCCGCCCTGTCACCCGGCAAGGAGAACGCAGCATGACCCAACTCTATGCACTCACCGGAAAGCTGGCGGAACTCCAGGCCATGGCCGACACCGACGATGAAGGTCTGAAAGAGGCCCTGCAGCACGCCATGGACGAGATCGCCGGCGACTTCAACGAGAAGGCCGACAACATCGTCATGTTGCGTCGGAACATCGAAAGCGACGTGACCGCCATCGACAACGAAATCGAGCGCCTGGCTGAACTCAAGCGCATCAAGGCGAACAGCGTCACGCAGATCACCGACTACCTTCGCCGCAACATGGAAGCTGCCAACATCAAGTCGATCAAGCGGCCGCTGTTTACCATCACCCTGGCAATGGGTAGCGAACGGGTGATCGTGGACAATGAAAACGCGGTGCCGGACGAGTTGACCACTGTGAAGTCGAGCATCGCTCCGGACAAAAAAGCCATCGCCGCCAAGCTCAAGGAAATTCGCGAGCACAACGAGGCCGTGCGCAAGCGCATTGCCGCCGGCGAAGACGCCGAGCATGAACTTCTGCCGGAACCGACCTGGGCGCACCTTGAGCGCGGCGACAGCTCCATCCGCATTAAGTGAGGCCACCATGATCAGCAACCACCTCAGCCTGGTCGAGCACAATCGGCCACAGGCGGACGCAATCTCGGATCGAATCGCCCAGTTCCTGGCGGCCGTCGGCCAGATAGACGAATTGCCAAGCCCGCCGCGCAACCCTATCCCGCCGCCCCGCTCAACTCGGATAGACCCTGAAACGGTCCTCAAGCGCAAACCGCGCAAGCTCACCCTGGCCGAGCGCCGAGCGCTGCGCAAAATGGTGGATTCGCTATGAGCAAGCGCAAGCCATGCAATCGGCGCGTCCAGATCGAGCGAAGCATGCGAGCCCTGGTTAACACCCACCACGCCGCGGTCATCAGCATCGACCCAAGCGGCGTCCAGGTGATGATCGACTGGAAAAACGGGAAGCAGATTCTTTCAAGAACGGTTTCCGACGCGCTGTGCGATATAGCCCACCGATGGACGATTTACATCGCCGGCATATGCATTCGGCAGGATGATGGCGCCCAGTACATCAAATCCATCGACATCACGCCGGACGGCGTCCACATGGTGGAAAGGCTTTCGGATGTACTCGAACACTTCTACGACGAGGTGAAAGCCGACTGCAATGCAAACCACCTGGTTGGCATGGGCTGGCTGGCCGTGCCTGGCAACACCCGGGTCACGGAGGCGCAACTGTCCTCACTGCTGGCCTCGGTCGGCGCATGGAACCAGGTGCAGGTAGCGGCGTGCGGCGTTTCCGCACCCAACAACGCAAACGACAGACCTGGATGGCGCTGCCGGCCAGTGGAATTGAAGAGGTAGGCCATGGCCAAGAGCAACGCAGAGCGCTCAGCGAAAGCCGCGGCGAAGAAGAGAGCCGCGGCGAAGAGGAAATACGGCTGCACTGCCTGCCCGCTACCCGCCAGGCCTTAGCTGAGCTGATGGCCTGGAGCGGCATCGAGGAACAGGGCGAGGCCATCACGCTGATGATTCACCACCTGCATAGCCTGGGCCCGGGTGGTGCGCTTCCCCTGCTCACCCCGCCGCGACACGAATACGTGATACCAGAAAACGTGTCGCGGAAATTGAAGTTTGCTTACGACCGCGAAGCCCTCCGTATCGGTTATGAAGGGTAGCTAACAGCCGGGGGCGTAGCGCCTGAAATGTATGGCCTTCTCATTTAATCGCAGGTGGTACCTTCTTGATGACGACTTTGCCATTTTTTCGGGCCTCATAGACATAGTCGGCTGACCCGGCCGCACCATCCGAACGCACATATTTGATTGCTAGCAATCCGATGACATCCTCAATAGGGGACAAGTAATCAAATTCTATGTCGTCGCTCACGCCGAGACTGTTCAAGCGGCCTACTTCTAGGGGGGCTCCATCGCCTAGCGGAGGTTCAAACATCACTTCGATGCCGTCTACAGCAGCCCCTCTATTTGTAAGACGGACAGCTGAAGATGTTCTTCCTGAATGTGGTCCATTAGTCAGGAAAACCTGAACATCAAACAATGGAGATATTGATTGCTGATGTTGCCAGATTTGGATATCCAAGGCCGCTTTCTGTGATTTGATCTGCTCCATGGCTGCCTCGGCCATAACGGTTTGCTGCTGTACAGATCGGCTCAACTCTTCAACTTGGAGGCGTAGCTCTCTGCCCTGCTGCAGAAATCCAAGTACCAACCACAAGAAAGCAATCGGACCAAAAGCACCAGCCAAAAAGTCACCGAGCGCGTTGAGCTCCAGCCCCAAAAAACTCGACCACTTTATCGACACCCACCAACCAATGACGGCTAGGTAGGCAATCGTCACAAACGCCCCCCAAAGCTCCAGCTTCTTCCACACGCCAAACTCCTTTCCGGCCCCATGCCGGCCCCCGTAATACCCCAACCCAAAGCAAATTGCCACCACCGGTCACGGAAGGCGGCGCCTACCCGAGGTAATCACTATGCCAACTGCAACAGATACTGCCGAGTTTCTCGAAGAGCTGAATGGCGGCGCATTTGCGAGCCAGATCGGCCACGCCCTTTCCGAAGTTGCCGCCGGGGTAGTTGACCACGGCAAGACCGGAAAACTGGTAATTACCCTGGACTTCAGCCAAATCGGCGAGTCCAGCCAGGTAAAAATCAAGCACAAGCTCGACTACAAAGTGCCGACCAAGCGCGGTACCCGCAGCGAAAACACCAGCCTGGACACGCCAATGCATGTTGGCTCCGGCGGCAAGATCACCCTCTTCGCGGAAAAGCATGACCAGCTCTTCACCCGCGAAGAAGCCCCCATCAAACCCCGCACCTGATTTCCCCCAACAAGGATCTGACGAATGTCCCTGACCAAAGAAGCTGTTCAGCTCATCACCGATACCGCCCTGCAAGCCTCGGGCAAGGTGCTCCCCACCCAGACGCCAACGGTGGTTCTGCCCGATGGTTGCCAGGTGGTAACCCTGGAGAAGTGGCAGGCCGGCCGTAGCCGTTTCCGTGGCATCTACTCCACCCATTCGCTTGTCGACTTCAGCGCCTACGTCGCAGACCGATCGATCTCGACCGCCAAGGGCTTCATCGACCAGGACGAAATGACCTGCACGCTGTTGTTCAACTTGGGCACCGATGCGTTACCTGGTCACGCCGATGACCGCGCCGTGCTGAAGCTGAAAGCATCCGCCGGCTATAAGGCCGCACAGTCCATCGGTGGCCGGGCCATGTCCCAGAAGGATCTCAGCGACTGGATCGAGGACTGGCACCAGTACCTGACCCCGGTAGACGATGAGGGCAAAGCGATACCGGTGGCCAAGGCAATCGCCGCGGTTCGCACCATCACGGTCAAAGCCAGCAGCGAATCCGAAATCACCGTCGGCGACACCAGCGCCAGCCGCAGCGCAATGGACCAGATCGAGGCACGTAGCAAGGAAACGCTGCCAGCTGCTCTGTTGTTCAGCGTGATTCCGTTCGAGGGCCTGACCGAGCAGCAGATCAACCTGCGGATTTCAGTGATTACCAGCGGAGCAGTACCGGCACTGAAACTGCGTTGGGTCGGTGAAGAGGTTCAGCGCGAGGACATTGCTCAGGAATTCAAGACCGTGCTTCAGGAGAAGATCGGCACCAACGCATCGCTTTCGATTGGCTCGTTCGATCCTAAATAAACAACCGGCCGGGGAAACCCGGCCCACCATAGCCGCTCATGCTTTAGTTGAACGCCTTTCGAGTTCGAAATTTGACCACAGACGGCTACATGAAATCATTTTTTCGCGCCATGGTTTAATTTGATCATCTAGAGAGCCTTCGTGATCATCTATAAAGCCAGCCCTTATAAGTGCCTCAAGATAGATAACATATTCGGCCGTGAACATAGCTACGTACCACACCATCAATCGCTCACTTTCAGAAAGCTGCACACGAATAACTGACAAAGAAAATTGTGTAAAATCATCACTAGACTGTTCTTTCAATACGAATTTTAATGCCAAAAATACGGAGTCAACAAAAATCCCCACCGCAGACCAGTGAACTCTTCTCCATCTTTTAAATACTTCTTCAGCCGACTTAAAAACCTCCAGATCGTTACCGTTAACTTGCGAACTGATGCTAACCCGCCTCGAAAGAGAATCCCTTAAGTTCATAGCCGCATGGTGCTGAGCCTGATGACCATGCAAATAATCAAAAAACTCGCCCCCCTGCTTCGCAGGGTTGAGCATTTTCGTACCCAGTGCATTTTCGTTCATCAATCCAATTAATTGGAACAAGCGCTGTTCTTTAAGCTGTTCATTATGCCTACGCTCACCATCTTCATTAGCAAGAAATTGGGTTCGCAGAGTTATCAGCAGCGCTACAAAAGCAAAGAACGACAATATCGGATTTAAAACACCACCAAAATAATCCCCAAATTGCCCCCACTTTTCCTGATCACTGAGGACATGAGCTGAGAACACGGAGATATATTCTCCCGCAACGCATGCGATGACAATCAACGCAGCGACAACAGCAAACCACAACCAAATTTTGGTCTTGTCTTTTTGATCCATTTTTTCCAACTCATCGAAAATCGACTGACCCTACCCCACTTCTACAAATCACGCCACCCTGGCGAGGATCAACTATGCCTACCCACAATATCGTCAGCATGAGCGGCGGTAAGGACAGCACAGCTACGTTGCTGGTTGCCCGCGAGCTGGAGGTACCGAACCTCAGCGCAGTAGTGGCCGATACAGGGCATGAGCATCCAGAGACGTACGACTACATCCACTACCTGGCTGAAGCCACGGGTATTCCTATCCGGTGGGTAAAGGCCGACTTCTCCAGGCAGATCGCCGGCAAGCGCAAATTCATCGAGACCAAGTGGCGCGAAAAGGGTGTGCCGGAATCGGTGGTGCTGGGTGCTCTGGAAGTCCTGCACCCAACTGGAAACCCGTTCCTGGACCTGTGCCTGTGGAAAGGCCGATTCCCCAGCACCAAGGCACGCTTCTGCACCGACGAACTCAAGCGCAACCCAATCATCGAGCAGGTGTACCTGCCGCTCATGGACGGCGAGAACATGCTGCTGTCCTGGCAAGGCGTTCGGGCTGATGAGTCGCCGGCCCGCAAGTACCTACCAGAGTGCGATGAGGTTGGTGGCGGCCTGTTCAATTATCGGCCCATCTTGAAATGGTCGGTTGATTCAGTCTTCGAGGCTCACCGGGCTGCCGGCATCAAGCCGAACCCGCTGTACTTGCAAGGCTGCAATCGGGTTGGCTGCATGCCCTGCATCATGTGCGCGAAAGACGAGCTCCGGCAGATCGCGGCCCGGTGGCCAGAGGAAGTTGACCGGGTGCGCGAGTGGGAGCGACTGGTGAGCATCGCAAGCAAGCGCGGCGCCGCTACGTTCTTTGCCACCGTCACCGACCCCACCGTCCGGTCAGATGACAAGGTCAGCGCCGTCACCCACGGAATTGACAGGATCGTCGACTGGAGCAACACGGCGCGCGGTGGCCGCCAGTTCGACATGGTTGACCTGATTGCCCGTACCGATAGCCAAAAAAGCTGCTCATCCGCTTACGGGCTTTGCGAATAACCCATCACTTAATTACGCCACCCTGGCGAGGCGCAGCCATGAACATTACCTACGGAAGCGTGTGCAGCGGCATCGAAGCCGCGACCGTGGCCTGGCATCCATTGGGCATGAAAGCCGCCTGGCTGGCCGAGATTGAGCCCTTCCCTTCGGCTGTCCTGGCCCACCACTACCCGAACACCCCGAACCACGGCGACATGACCAGGCTGGCCGCCCTAGTGCTGGCCCGCAAGATCCCGGCGCCTGACGCGCTGATCGGCGGTACACCCTGCCAAGCGTTCAGCGTGGCCGGCATGCGCGAAGGCCTTGCCGACCCCCGCGGCGCCCTCACCATTAAATACGTGGAGCTCGCAGATGCAATTGACCATGTTCGCGCCATTGATGGAAAGCCCCCCGCCATCGACGTCTGGGAAAATGTCCCTGGCGTCCTCTCCGACAAAGGCAACGCCTTCGGATGCTTTCTTGGCGCGCTTGCTGGGGAAGACAGTGAGTTGTTCCCTCCAGGGAAAAGGTGGGCGGACGCTGGTTGTGTGTATGGACCCAAAAGAACAATCGCATGGCGGATCTTGGACGCCCAATATTTCGGCCTGGCCCAACGACGCCGTCGTGTGTTCGTTGTCGCAAGTGCTCGAGCAGGGTTCGATCCCACCGAGGTACTTTTTGAGCGAGAAGGCGTGCGCCGGGATACTGCGCCGCGCCGAGGCGAGAAAGCGGACGCTCCCGCCGGAGCTCTTAGAAGCACTGACGGCGGCAGCGATGTTGACCACGCAATAGCGAGGCATCTCCAAGCTTTGGCATTTGGAGGTGGCGCTAACTGCCAACAGACGGAAGTGGCGACAGCTCTCAGTGCACATCCAGGCGGAACGCGAATGGACGCTGAAACCGAGACATTCGTGGTCACCGCCCCGCTCACAACAAACCAATGCGGCGACCATAAAAGCAGGGAAAGCCTGCTGGTAGTGCATGGCACGCAAGACCCTGATGTCCGATATGAGCAGGCGCACACCCTTGGCTGTAACAACGGAATGGAAAACGCTGTGCTGGCATTCTCCTGCAAAGATCACGGCGCTGATGCCGGAGCGATCGCCCCCACCCTGCGCGCAATGAATCACTCAGGAAGCCACGCCAACGCCGGCGGACAGGTCGCCGTCTGCATCACTGGTGATGTCACCCATACACTGAGGGCTGACGGATTCGATGGCAGCGAAGACGGCACCGGGCGCGGACAACCTATAGTCCCCGTCACTTCCGGCGTGAGGCGCCTGACTCCCAGGGAGTGCGAGCGCCTTCAAGGCTTCCCGGACGACTATACGCGCATCCCTTGGCGCGGAAGAGTTTTGGGTTTGTGCCCGGACGGCCCCCGCTACAAGGCAATCGGAAACTCAAAGGCCGTGCCCGTGGTTCGCTGGATCGGCCAGCGCATCCTCAAGCAGATCACACCCAGCCCGTACGGATGATCACGTCGATCAGTCGAATCACAGCAGCGGTCAGGTTTATCAAGTCAGTCAGTTTTTTCATACGGCGACGCCTCGGCAATTAGTCAGCAATTACACGATGCGCTGACGGTAGTGCTCGATTGTCTATGCCCGCGTTGCTGCATTCCTATTGTGGAAAATTCCCTCCTCCACCGCCCGGGCCTGGCCCGGCAAAGGACTCCCATGCTGAACATCTTCTGGCGAATCCTCGCCAAGGTACTCGCGCGCCCGGCCATTGCCGACGGGATCATCGCCCGCGCCAAGCTCACCCCGTACCATCACATCATGTCCGCCGACGGCACTGAGCTGTATATGGGCCGGTAGTGGTTGTTCAACCCGTACAGCCGGAATCATCCTCCGCAGCTGGTAAAACTAGCAGCGGCCCGCGAGCGATGAATGGAAAAGGGCGGTCAGGCAGGGGATTGTCCCGAACCTTGATCCAAATTTCGTCGACTGGATCATGAAAGATGCCTGGATCAGCGCGACCAAGGCGACACCCCAGCCTAAACCATGGCGAGTTCCACCGCATCGACTAGGTATTCCCGGCGGCGTAATCACCCTCTTCATCACCAGCAAGTTGCGCGGTGAGTGGGGGTTCTTGGTAAATGGGGTTTAAGTTCCTTGGCGGGCCTATATAGGATTAAAGAATTAAAAAGGATTATATTTTTTAGCGAACTAAAGCCGCTTGAGCACGAGCACGGATATCTTTAGCTCCCTCAAAAAGCATGGGCAAGCTGTAGGTCTCCCCTCGAAATGTAAAGTCTCCAGTTGTAGGGTCATATTGCCTCATCATGTCGGCCTGATCGATGCCATAAAAACCGTCCTTCGGTCCAATATAGTCTTGTACGTAACATTTCATTTTAGTGTTCTGCGTCCAATGATCAATTCGCTCATCGAAATGTTCTAAATGATCTCTCAAGGTTCTCTCTCTGAGTACATGTTCCTGTCCCTGCAACTCAAGCGCTTTCAGTATTGCCGCAGAGCGGTCTCTAGCAACACACGTGTTGCATACCAAACCATTAGCCTTTGGTTTTCCACAAAAACAATTTTGCCTTGGTGATATCGCGGGCGGCCATATTAACCTGGAGACATTACTAAGGTGAGTTAAAAAACTGTGAATAACCCTGAAGGTATTTTTATGAAGATAATTTTTATTCTCCGCCGTTAAATCTTCCACATAATAATAAGATGCCATGATTTCATCCAAAGGTTTCGCGGCATTAATCGCCATGATTGATTGAGTCTCCAGCTCCCCCAGATAGATGCGCAGTATTTCATTTTCCATTATTGACTCCTTCTAATAGACGTATTGAAACTCTAGACCACCCATCCCAAGCCATCAAAGTCAGCCGCTATAGCGGCAAGGATTCCGCATGTCACAAATAAAGGAACGGCCGATCCTGTTCTCGGCGCCGATGGTGCGCGCCATTCTGGATGGCCGGAAGACGGTCACCCGGCGGCCAGTTAAAGGCGCCGGCCTGAAATGGCTGGAAGACTTCACGCCCGAATACGTAGCGGACCCAGCGAACAGCCTCTGTCCCTACGGCAAGCCCGGCGACCGGCTGTGGGTGCGCGAAACCTGGGTAGCCGACGCCCAGGTTGATGCAGTCCCACCGCGAGACCTGAGCCAAGGCGAGCCGATCCGGTACCCAGCAGACGGTTCAATCCGGCAGACTGGGTGTTCAATGATCAAGCCAGGCAGAGCGCGTCCGAGCATCCATATGCCGCGCTGGGCGAGCCGCATCCTGCTGGAGGTCACAGACGTCCGCGTCGAGCGGCTGCAGGACGGTGCTGGCGAGACATCATTCGAAAGCCGCTACATCGCCGAGGGTATCAACCGCATCCACCAAGGAGACGGCGAGTACGCCTTCCACCCATTCAAATCAGAACCAGGCCCTGGCAACTGGACAGACCCATTCGACGCTTGGCGCGAGTTGTGGGTGCCGATCAACGGCTCCGCGTCGTGGAACGCCAACCCCTGGGTCTGGGTCGTCGAGTTCAAGAGGGTTCAGCCATGATTCTCCCCCTGCTCTACATGGTCTGGCTGGTGTACAGGGGGCCGAGGCCATGAGGAAGGTGACCAGATTCATCGATGACCCAAAAGCTGTGTACGGTTTCCGCTCAACGCCAGCGACGTATGAGGACGCTGAGAAGATCATCGGCTTTCGCCTGGACCGTCGCATTAACTACCTGATCACCCAGGACGGAGAAGTTGAGCAGGAAAGCTGGTGCACCCTCGATTGCTCCGGCTGCAGCTGCGGCTGTGAGGGAGGTTGCAGTTGCGGCCCATCCACAGGATGCGCTGAATGCGGTTACACCGGCAGAAGCCGGCATTACTTCAGTTTTCCGCCCTCCCCGCCAGTACGCAAGAAACCCTAACCCCACTCCCTCTACATGCCTGTCGGTGAACGGCGGGCGAGGTATGCCCAATGAAAAAAGAACAGTTGCCGGAACTGGCGGCTGCGGTCGCGCGCGCCATTGAGGCCGGGAAAGCAGCGGCGGTGGCTGCTCCTGACGACGGCGGCAGCGCCAACCTTGATCGCGTCTACCTCCGCGTCGGCCTGCTGCGCGAAAAGACGTTGCACGATGCAGGCCTTGAGGGATGGATGCAGTCCGCCAGCACATACCACGCCCGGGCGTTCCACCTCGGCGCTCCGTTTCCCGGCCAAGGCAACCGGCGCTACGCCGGCGTGCAGGCCTTGTACAAATCACTGATCGCCGACGGCGTCGATTGCGGCGTCTGGTACCAGGTTGATTAACCCCATCACCACCTTCTGCCGCCACGCGCGGCGTGGAGACCCATATGAGCATCATTGAGTTCCTGAGCCACGAAGAAGTGTGTGAGCTGACCGGAGCCAAAACCAAGGCCAACCAGATCGCTGTCTTGTGTAAAAACGGCATCAGGCACACCATCAAGCGTAGCGGCTGGCCCTGTGTCACTACTGCAGCGCTGATCGCCGGAAAAGTTGAACTACCGACAGAGCGCGCGAAATGGCAACCGCGTAAGGCGGGATGA